CCAGAAAATATCAATATTCCAGCTGGCTCACGTTTTTTTATTGAAGACGTTTATTTCCAATATTCGAAGGATGGCACGCTAGAATGCGAGACACCTGGTAAAGCCGGTAATGTTCAATTAACAGATCAGCCGCTGCTGTCACTTGATACAATTCCAGGACTTGAATCGATTAAGATGAAAAAACTGGTAATACCAGGTCAAGAGGAGGAAGATGACGCTTCATTATACGATCGATATTTAATACGTGCGAGGCGAGAGGCTGTCAGTGCCAACAGGGCGCATTATAAAAAATGGGCTGAGGAAGTAGCCGGTGTTGGTAGAGCGAAAGTGTTCCCGCTTTGGAACGGAGAAGGGACGGTCAAAATTGTCATCACAGATGGCAATTTAGATGTTGCATCAGACCTTCTTGTCAAAAGGGTACAGGAATATATCGACCCAGTGCCAGGTGAAGGAGAAGGACAAGCACCTATAGGCTCAAAAGCAACCGTTGAAAGCGCCAAATGGCTAGATATCGACATAGAAGTGGCTGTCGAACTTCAAATGGACTGGACCCTTGAAGGAGCTCAGAAAGAAATAGAAGAAAAGGTCAAGACGTTGTTGAAATCAATCGCATTTGAAAAGAGTACCATTCGAATGTCCGCCTTAAATGATATTTTGTATCATTCAGAAAGTGTGTCAGATTATGCAGATGTGTTATTGAATGGCGAGTCGAAAAACTTAGTATTACAGGACATTGAGATTCCGCGTCTTAGGCAGGTGAAGGTTATTGAGCAAACAGGATGAAATGAAAAACTATTTGCCGCCATATTTTACAGAAATTTATGAAGTGGATCACCTGCTCAAGACAGAGGCACCGGAATTTGAGCAATTGGACGAATCCATTTTCGATTTAACGGATCAGTTCTTTCCTTTAACAGCGACATGGGGATTGAACAGATGGGAAAGAATGCTGAAGGTGCAGCGGGAATCAGATGATTCAATTGAACTGCGCAGGGCGCGCTTACTCAATATGATGTCAAATATTCCACCAATCACGTATCTTTCATTAGAGAAATCAGTGAATCGCTTTCTCAAGAATCCAAGTGCTGTCATCCGTCTCACAACCAATCGCTATCACTTCGCCTTACGTGTGAATCTAGATGATCTGCAAAACACGAGATATATTGTAGAAATTCTTGAAACGTTAAAGCCTGCTCACTTGGCTTATACGTTCACTGCTTTTCATCATACCGACGTACATGAAAAAAATGATCATCACGTGAGGCTCACACTGCGCAGCAGGGTGGGTTTTTTCGATCATATCCCGATTTTACTCAATGGTGAATTTGTCTTAAATGGTACGTTTTATCTCAGTGGAACACGAGGTACAACGGATGTTCCTGCTCGTTTTCGGCATTCATTAAACATGAGAATGCGGCTTCAACATCAGTCAGAAACAGCACATCGCATGAACTATGTCATGACTGGAGCAGTACATGAAACGAAGCAAGGAGCGGCATTGACTTTACGCACAAAAAATCATCTTCAGCATCAAACCAAAAAGAAGATGACATTCCGTCTGCCTGTACATGTCCAAACTGAGCAGGGTGGAAGCTTACTGATCAAGGACCATTACTGGATTCTTGATGGATCTGTTCCGCTGGACGGATCAAAAATGCTCGCAGCAACTTCTAAAAAAATAGAGTTATAAGGAGGATCACAATGGCTGATCAATTAACCGTAACAACACTGTATGCACGTCAACAAATGGCAAAGGCAAGAGCAGAAGGAACAAAACTCACAAAAGTCGTCAAAATGGCATTTGGAAATGGGGGAACGAAGGATGGAAAACCGATCTCACTAGACGGCACGGAACAAAAACTTAAAAAAGAACTAGTCCAAAAAAATATTGATTCATTTACCTTCATGGAACCAGCAAAAATCCGCTACACCTGCACGATAGCCGAAGGAGAACTGGCAGGAGAAGTGATCAACGAACTAGCACTAGTCGACGAAGACGGCAAATTCACCGCCATCCGCACCATGACAGACAAACAAAAAGACGGCGACATCGAATTCGTTTTTGAGATTGATGATATTTATTAATGGAGGGATTTTAATGGAAATAAATTCACCGAAAACATTTGAAACTAGTGACAAAGCTCATGCTGATTTATTCAATGAAATGGTCCAAACCTTGCTTGAAAACGACAATGGACTGTTAGAACAGCTTACGAGTCACACTCAAGATATGAACTTACATGCATCTGAAGAAGAAAAGAAAAAATGGAATGACTCGCAAATCTATAAAATAACTGCAGATAATGGTATGCAGCTTATCAATGTCTCAGCAGATTCAAAAATATTTGATGCGATTAAGGATAAAGGAACATGTACATTTTATGCAGCTCCTGGAGTAGAAGATTCTCCATCATCGTCAAATATATCACTGAGAGGCATGCAAATAGTAGGCCAAAATAACATAGGGGCAGGCTTTGCGGTAGATATAGCAGGGAAAGCATACAGCTTTTATTACAATCATGGGCATATGACTATTACTTGGACACCTCTTCCGAGTATAAACGATTTAAATAAATGGAATGGAAGTCAATTAATTAAAATTACTAATGACACAGGTGGTGTTCGTGTATCTGTAGATGCAGCAGATAGTCTTCTAGATAAAATATCTGAAACTGGTAAAACATTCGGCACTTTTTATTCCGTGGCTGGTGCAAAAGATAACCCCTCTGAGTCATCTGCCAGAGGATTTTATCATTTTACTTCGTCTGATAGTAATAATAAAGGAACTTATGGATGGGTCATTGCTATTGATAACAAAAACAACATGTATACGAATTACCTTGATCTAAATTTAGGCTGGCAAGGCTGGAGACGTAATTTGAGTGAGGCTGATCAACAAATTACATGGACCACACCAAGACTTTTAAACGGATGGAAAGAATATAGTTCAAGTGCGCTGCCTATTCGTTTTGGTAAAAATGCTTTGGGAGAAGTGGAGATAAATGGTGCTGTTAGAGATGGTGCCTTAGGTGAAATTCCTGTTTTTGTCCTTCCAGAGGGATATCGCCCGAAACATTCTGTTTATTATGTGGGGGTTGCTTCTAGTCTTGGTACATCTGGGATACCACAATATCATCGAACATTTATCTCAAATGACGGAAGAGTATGTGTACAATTTTCCTCTAACTCTGTCAACCCTACAGAATTCATTACTTTTTTAATTAAATTCAGTACATTATAGGAGGAACTAAAATGTGGATTTATAAATATAATGATCAATTGATTTATATGCCTGGTGAAGAAAAACTCATCAATGAACATGAAAAAATTCCTGAAGGGTTTACCGATGTACCTCCTCCTGTTGAATCGTATATTGCAAAATTTAATCCTAAAGAGCAGAAATGGGAGGAAACAGCTACGCAAGATTATATCGATAGCCTAAAAACAAAACCATTACCTAATGATCTTGAAATATTAAAGGAGCAAAATGCCTTTTTAACCAAACAAATGACACAGATATTACATGACATAAAAGAATTAAAATCACTTTAAAACTTTATAAGGGGGAGAAATATGGTTTTAAAAACACCGCGTTCTTTTGAGATAAATGACAAAGCGCATGCAGATTTATTTAATAAGATGATACAGATCTTGATTGAAAATGATACAGAACTATTAGCTCAAATTCATCATCATGCAGAAGATACAAACCCTCACGTCTCTAATTCAGAAAAGAAGAAATGGAATGAATCACAGCTATATAAACTAACAAATGATAACGGGTCCCAATTGATTAATATCCCTGCTGGTGGCAGTATCTATGAGGAGATTAAAGCGCTAGGTGCTTGCTCATTCTATGCCCCAGGAGGTTCAGGAGTAGTTGATTCTCCTGCTATTGGGAACGCTGCATTAAGAGGCTTCCAGCTTGTAGGACAAAACAATATTGGTGTAGGAATCGCAATTGACACATTAGGCAATGCATTTTATTTTTCCTATTATGTAAAAGACATTGGAATCAACTGGGTGCAAATGCCGACTCGAAATGAAAAAAACAAATGGGATGCAGGACAATTATCTAAAATCACTGCTGATGATGGAAAAGCTTTTGAAAGAATTAATGCGGATGATCCTAGCATTTTAGATAAGCTGATAAAATTGCCGGGAGTTCACTCATGGTACATCCATGAAGCACATCCAGATCTTCCGACAAGAAGTTCCATGAGGGCTTTGTCTGTTTTTAGTGAAAATACCTACGGCTGGGTCATCGGTGCAAACAATACAGGAGATGTCTATATTAATCGTTCAACAACTGATGTAACAGGTACTCAACAAGAGTGGAGCGGTTGGAAACGTCTCAATGACCATAATCTATTAAACTCAAAGGGATTAAGACTTTCAATGCCAATAGGTACCGATATTTTAACGCTGCCATCCGGATTTTACTTTGCTGTTGGATCTAATGTTGTAAATATGCCTGTCGATAATGATTCTTCTTGGTTTAATATCGATATCTTAGAAACTGTAAATGGTAGAAAGACTATTCATATCATTAGAAGTTATGACAACACTCATTGGTTTGGTACGGTTCATACTGACGGTGTTTTCAAAGGGTGGAAAAAAATAGTAACTGATGCTGATTTTGAAAGTGTCAAGTGGCTAGATGTCACACTAGCCAATGGTTCCTCTATTGGAGACAGACCGGTCCAATATGTTAAATGGGGAAACTTATTATTGTTAAGGGGCCATCTGAAAGCAAATAGAGAAGTGATCTGTGGAAGTATTCCAAATACAGGCTTACCAGATAAAGGCATAGTAGTATCAGTCCCAGTATCAGGCACAACAGGTCATAGTAAACTATATATATATAAGACAGGAGAGCTAAAACTAACTGGTTTACATGCAGTGAACAACAGTGCAGTAACTGGCTATTATTTTGACACAGTCGTCCCATTAAATTAAGGAAGTGATAAAGATGATACAAGCCTATGAATACAATCATCAAAATGAATTGGTCAGACCTATCGAAGTGTTCGAAAGGGATGATGAAGGCAATTATGTCATTCCAGAGCAATGCACAACAATTGCACCACCCAATAATCCTTCATTTTATAAAGCAGCATTTGATGTGGAAAAACAACAATGGTATGAATCAGCGACACAGGAGTATATAGATAGCTTAAAATCAGCCCCTCTCCCACCAAGTGATATAGAACTTTTAAAGAAACAAAATGCTTTATTATCAAAACAATTAACGAAGCTATTGGCTATGCAGAAAGGGGGGACTTCAGAATGATGTTTCCAACTGTAGCAGATATCAAACAATTTTGGGACTGGCAATGTTACGGCCCAGAGGACATTGCATTTTATGTAAGCATTGGCTGGATTTCGGCAGATGACTATCAAGACATAACAGGAGACAAATACGAAGCCTAATGGCTTTATTTTTTTGCCGGAAAAAAGGTGATTCCGATGGCGTTAAAAAACTATTAAATCATAAATTATTCTCAATCTCATTGAAACAAAGGAGAGAACAAATTGGATATAAAAACTCCTCGTTCTTTTGAAACGAGTGATAAAGCTCATGCTGATCTATTCAACGATATGTTGAAAATACTGATTCATAACGACACTGGTCTATCAGAACAATTAACTAATCATATCGATGATTCGAGACAGCACTCTTCAGAACTAGAAAAAAAGAAATTGAATGAGTCGCAGCTGTATAAAATTACAGGAGATAATGGAGTACAACTTTTAAATATTCCTGCCGGCTCAAAAATCTTTGATTCAATTAAAGACAAAGGGACATGTACATTTTATGCGCCCAGTGGAATAGAGGATAGCCCTTCACAATTTGCCATTAGAGGGATACAGACAGTGGGACAAAATAACATTGGAACAGGCTTTGCGATAGATACATCAGGCAATGCATATTACTTCTACTATAATTCTAGCCATTTGTCTATCACTTGGACTCAGATTCCGACAGCAGCTGAAAAAGATAAATGGAACAACAGTCAGCTTCATAAAATAACAAGGGATAACGGTCAACCCTTTTATAAAGGTACAAGTGAGACCACCGACTATAACGAAATTACGGAAACAGGAATGTATCTCGTTTATAATGCAGGTCTAAATGGTCCACAAGGGATCAAAAGGGCATTTATGATTGTTATCAGTTATGGGAATACCTTGCTACAAGCTATCTATGATGCAGTAAATGGTCTGAACTCTTTTTATAGAATTAGGAAGACTGACTATACATGGACTGAATGGGAAAGGCAGCTCACATCTACAGATTTAAATGCTATTCAATCATTTCCTATTACTGATATTAATGGACAGGGGAAGGTTTATATCAGAAATACGGAAGATTTCCATGAAGTATTACCAAAGTATCGAGGTTTAGTTCATTTTGTATCTGCAAATGCACCAACCAATGGCCCGGGTAATGCATTAAGGGGGATTTGGACTTGTAATAACACAAGTACGTACGGGCAGGCAATTGGCTTTGACAACTTAAACCGCACATGGCGTAAGACTATAGCAAATGGCGTATGGTCAAAATGGGAACAGTTATTGACCAGTAACGATTTGAGCAGTGAATGGAATCAAGTCACTCTGATTAATGGTACAGCAAAGCATAATTCCGTATACCCACTCAAATTTTCTATAAGGCAGAACATTTTATACTTGCGAGGATCATTTGAAGAAATACCTATAAATGAAACTGTAATTGCTCGATTTGTTCAAAAGCCGTCTACTACCACAGTATTCGTTGGTGCGACGGTTGGGTCGTACGGAGCAGCACGAATGACGCTTGTTCAGGACGGTTCACTTAAATTTGATGGTTTGTCAGCGAACGATGCATCGAAAGTCAACCGCATCGAAATAAATGCTGCTATACCTTTATGGTAGGAGGGGTTACAATGCACATTTATTACTATGACGAGAATTTTAAATATCAAGGCGAAGGTGTAATAAGTGATTATGATGAGATTCCGAAAAGCGCTACTGATGTACGTCCGCAAGAGGGTTTATATCTTCCTAAATATGACGAGAACAAGAGAATGTGGTTTGAATCAGCATCTAAAGAATACATTGATAGCTTGCAGCCAAAGCCGCTGCCACCATCAGAAATTGATCTATTAAAACAGCAAAATGCTGATCTGCTTCAGCAACTGGCAGAGTCAGAAAAGAGAGTAGAAGAACAATCAAAAACAATATCAGAACTTATCATGTTGCTGAATGAAAAGGGGGTCATTTAATTGGATTGGTTCCGTAGTATTTCATTGTTCTATCAATGGAAGTGTTATGAAAATGAAGATGTAGCAAAATTTGTTCGTTTCGAGAAGATTACGCCGGAACAATACAAAGAAATAACAAAAGAAGAATATCCAACAAACACTAAATAGGCGTTTTTATTTTGCCTTCTTTAAAATGGGCAAAGTGAGGGAGTAGGTGAGTGCAGTGGAAATGGATTTGACTCAATATTTAATGACACAAGGACCGTTTGCAGTGTTGTTTTGTTGGGTGCTGTTTTACGTATTAAACACAACAAAGGAACGAGAAAACAAGCTCAATGAGCAAATCGAGGCGCAAAATGATGTGTTAGCAAAGTTTAGTGAGAAGTATGATGTCGTAATCGACAAGCTCGACAAAATTGAACGGAATTTAAAATAGGAGGAAAGATCATGAAAACATTCGACAAAGGCACTGTGATTCGCACAGTGCTTCTTTTTATTGCTCTGATCAATCAAACGCTTGTTATGTTTGGACAGACGGTGCTGCCGATTAGTGAGGAGCAAGTACAAACCGCAGGTGAAGCACTTTATGTGGCAGGTTCTACGATTTTTACTATGGTCACAGCGGTAATAGCTTGGTTTAAAAACAATTATGTGACCTACAAAGGCCAATTACAAAAAGATGCTCTGAAACAAAGAGGGCTAACAAAATAATACTTTAAGGAGAAACGACATGGTGAAAATCATTCAAGCATTGATCCCAAAACAACATCGCAACAGACCAGGAAACACGATGAAGCCGCTCTATATTACAGTTCATAATACGTCAAACAGTGCAAAAGGTGCTAATGCGGCCAGTCATGCAGCGTTTATTGCACGTTCAAGTACAGGTGTCAGCTGGCATTACACTGTTGATGATCAGGTGATTTATCAGCATTTACCGTTAAACGAAAACGGCTGGCACGCAGGGGATGGCAGAGGCACCGGCAATATGAAGTCAATTGGAATTGAAATTTGTGAAAATGCAGACGGTAACTTTGAACAAGCAGTCGAAAATGCCCAATGGCTCATTCGCAAGCTGATTGGAGATTTGGGGATTCCTTTATCAAATGTAGTGCCTCATAAACATTGGAGCGGGAAAGAGTGTCCAAGGAAACTTCTTGGACGATGGGATCAGTTTAAAGCTGGCATAGCCACAGCACATACCGGCAGCAAAAGCACAAGAAAACCAGTTCAGGCAGAAAGCTTGAGCCACAAAGCACCCGCTTCCAAACAGAAATCGTCAAACCTGCCGTCGGGCATTTTAAAAGTAACCAGGCCCTTAACAAAAGGCCCTCAAGTCACAGCCGTCCAAAAAGCCTTATCTTCCCTCTATTTTTACCCAGACAAAGGGGCAAAAAACAACGGGATTGACGGCTATTATGGACCGAAAACAGCGAATGCAGTCAAGCGTTTTCAGCTTATGAACGGCTTAGCTGCAGACGGAATTTACGGACCGAAGACGAAGAACAAAATCGAACAATTGCTGAAAAAGTGATGATGTATAAAAAAACTATCAGCAAGTGAGGAAATGCCTCCTTGCTGATAGCTAACAAAAAATAACATCTTTTGTGATATAATCAACCAAATCACTATTGTGAGAGGAGAGAAAAATGAAAAAAGAACTGTTCCAGATCATCATGCTGTCAGCGTTGCTCATCTATTTCATTTATCACGGAATGACGAGTGATTTTCCTGTGTCCTATACAATCATTCTCATCGTTACTTATCTTTCTGTGATTACATACCGCATCATAAAGTTATTAAGACTAAGAAAAAACAAAGAACAAACAGAACTGTAGAAGATATGTACATAAAAAAACCATCCTTGATTTCTCAAGAATGGTTTTTCGTATGGAGCATAGCGGGATCGAACCGCTGACCTCTACGCTGCCAGCGTAGCGCTCTCCCAGCTGAGCTAATGCCCCGGGATGTTTCAACAAATATTATTATATTTAATTCCCCCTTAGAATACAAGGGGGAAGGCTATTTTTTTATTTTTGATGAGAAATCTCTCAAATTTGTATTATGCATTATTTTTAACCTTGGGGACGACTTGGGGACGGAAATTTCCTATCTCTGAATTTGTGTTTCTCAGATGTTTAGGATCAAACTTGTTAAAGTGATTCGCTGCACTCTTTTTCATTTCATCTGTTACATGGCCATATATATCAGATGTTGTTCTGGCGCTAGCGTGTCCGGCACGTCTTTGAATAGCACTTATGCTTTCGCCGGCTTCCATCAATAAAGCAACCATAGTGTGACGTAGATCATGTAAACGGATATTTTTTATTTTATACTTTTGTGTAATGCGGTTCCACTTTGTAGTTGGAGTAGTAAAGTAATAAGGCTTACCAAGACCACTATGAAAAATGTATTGGTGATCTCCACCTTCCCAGGCATCATTAAGCTTTTCCTTTTCTCTTTTCCACATATGATAGTAAAGAGACAGTTCATTCATGTACCAATCTGGCATCTGCACAAACCGTTTTGAACTTTTAGACTTAGGGTCTTTCACATGCGGTTTGCCTTGAATTGTCTTTGAAAGTGAACGATTAATTTTAAATCCACCAGCATCCCAATCCACATCTAAATGCCATTCAAGTGCAAGACCTTCGCCTCGTCTTAATCCTCCTATCATCGCTGCTAAGAAATAAAGTCTCCATTTAATATCAACTTCTTCATATAGAATCTTAATACATTGAGCAGCTTCATCTGCTTCAAAATAGTTCATTTCTTTCTTCTCGTTGACTGGCAAGGGCAATCCCTTCATTGGATCAACCTTGATAATCTTCCATTCTTCAGCTGCGGTTTTAAAAACCACCTGTAGTAATTTAAAAATATCTAATATTGATCTTTCTCCTAATCCTCCTGGCTTACCATCTTTTCTTGCACCATCCTTTGATAAATCATCTAAAAAGTCTACGATATGTAAACTCTTTATTCGTTCTATCCTCATATGTCCAAAAACGGGGAGAATGTGATTTTTTAAGAGACTCCAATAAACATCCGATGTTGTCAAAGAATAAGGTTTTCCACTCTTTTGGTGGAGCTTTTTTTCTTTCCACTTATAGATAAAGGATTCAAAGGTTAGTTTTTCTGGTTCGATATATTCTCCAGAATTCACTTCCATCTTGAACTGATAGAGTTGATCCGAAAGGTATTCCTGCAATTTTCTTTTAGTTTTTAACAGTTTATGATCTTCTATACGAATAGTTTTATATTTTCTTAACCTTTTGCCATTAGCATCATATCCAATTTCAACAACTAATCTAAAAGAATTGCTGCCTCTTTTTTCAATGCTAGCCATATAAAACGCTCCTTGTCTGAGAAAAAACTTTTTGATTGTAAAGGTTTAATCGATGCTGCGCAAATGATGGGGTAACTTTAAAAGTTTTAGTTAAAAATTGAATTGCTTGGTCAGGGTCTACAGGTATATTTACTGATCTCAACATAAAAGTTGGTACTGCAAAATGGTACATAAAATTATTCGATTTCCATTCTTGATATAACCTAAATGAATCGGGCATCATCAGTTGATTTCCCTTATGAAAAAGAATGTGGCCAACTTCATGACAAAACTTTTCCCATCTAATGCTTTTATTCAATCTCTTATCTAAGATAATAATTTGAGTTTCCTGAGAAATTATGGCTCTTGATGAAATTTCTTTATAACAAACTTCAATCCCTAATTTTTCAGAAATAGTATCAATAGATTGTTCAGAAGGATTTAAGATTTTCATTTCTGCATATAGTCTATTAACGTTGTCTTCTAAATGAGTATAGGTATATTTCAATTTAATAAGCTCCTTCAAGTTAGTTTTGGGAACTGGTGTTCTATTTTTGGGTAAAAATAAATACTCTTATCGAGCATTTATTTTAAATTAACTGTTAATTCTTTTGGTTCGGAAACGCTATCCAAATTTTCGTCAAATGGTGCACTCATCACAATTCTAACGCTTTTTATTTTAGAAACATCAGAATCAATAGGTACAGCAATTTGATAATCTCTTTTCGCATTACCAAAAAGTTTCATATCATATTGATCAATGTCATTATAAAGGTTATTACTACTGACCTTAACCTGTTCTTTAGTGTCTAAAATTAAATGACTAATACCAGAAAAATTGATAGTTTCTTTATCAGTATTCTCTACGGAAAATTTAATATCAATAAAATGAAAAGGGTTTGTTAATTCAATATCAGTTAAACTTTGATAGTCACTTAGTCGATCATCAGGAATATTTGACAACTTCATTATGTTGACATGTTCAAAATTTATATTGAGCGGGCCCATTTTCTGTGATTCAATTTTTTCCTGGGTTTTTAAGTAATTAAATAATTCTCCTGTTTCATCATCTTTATAACTGTCATTTGTCTGTTCTTCATTAGTTTCTTTTTGCCTTTTCGCAGAAACTTTTTCTTGTGAGTTTGCCGAAGGTTCATCCGTCGTCTTAGTTGAGTTACATCCAGCTATGAGAACGAATAATAATAGGCAAATTACAAATAATGTTTTCTTCCCCATAATTGCCCCCTAAAGAAATCATTTGTTCTGTTTTTTCTCTCTCTCTTTTCTCTTTTTAAACAACTCGTATACCACTTCAAATTCTTCAATTAATTCTTCTACATCCTCTGGTTTGCTATCAAAGAATAATCCGTCATGGGATTTTGCCCAATCATAAATCTTTCTTTGATGCTCAGTAAGTTTAGGACCTTCAGAATTACTTGTCTCATTCTCATCGATGTAACCAGCTTTGATCATTAATTCTTCGTAATCACATTGATATGCTTTAGAAATTAATTTGAGTGTTTCGGGAGTTGGTTTGATGTCTTTACCTGTTCTTGGGTCTTTTCCGTTTTCAATTTTCCCAAGGTAGGTATGACTTATGCCAATTCGTTTGGCAGCTTCTCTTTGAGACAGTTTTCCTCTTGCTTTTATCAAATATTCTCCAAGTTTGGACATTAGCATCACCTGTAATACGTAGTTTACATTATATTTAAATTCTTTAAAACAGAAAATGTGTAAAACATGATTGACACTACTGTAAACCTTGTGTTACTATTTGTTCAAGGAGGTGTAACACATGGTTTTCACTAACAGATTACGTGAGATCAGAAAAGGTGTTGGAATGTCAATATCTGAATTGGCAAGAAGAACTGAAATGTCTCGCGCAAACATTACGAAAATTGAGCTTCACGGACAAGAGCCATCTGGTTTCACTATGCTGAGAATTGCAAGTGTTTTAGATAAAGATCCAAGGGATATTTTTTTTGAGTCAAGTGGTACACAAGAGTTACAAAACGAAACAGAGAACACCGGTTAATAAAATGATTTTTGTGGTTCTTATGGTTTACAAGTTCTGAAGGAGGTTCTCAAAATGCCGGAAAAATCAACTATGAACGTTCAAGAAACAGCTGATTTTCTTGGAGTCCATCATGACACGGTTTACACAATGGTGAAAGAGCGGCAAATACCATTCTTTAGAGTTAGAAAAAGAATTTTCTTTAAAAGAGAAGTTCTTGAAGAATGGCAAATGTCACAAATGGAATCCAACTTTCAGCCAGTGATTGATTAAGAATTTACCACCTTAGAATACAGCGGATTTATGAGATTTGCTGTTCCAATTCGGAACATGTTCCAGATAGGAACATTGAAGTTATAAAGATATTCATAATTACTCCTGAAAGGAGAAACAAAAATGTATAACCCATATGATTTTTACATTACACCGAAAGAATTTGCAGAAGCTGAGGCAAACGGAATATGTAAGAAAACACTCATTTGGCGAATACGCCGGCAAGGTTGGAGTAAACAGCGAGCATTAACCGAGCCGGTTCAGTTTCAAGACAGAGAAAGAGGCAGAGTGGAATGGAGTAAATGGGGAAAGATTGCTGAGAAAAATGGCGTTTCGAGATCCATCTTTACTGGAAGGCTGAGGTTAGGATGGGATAGCGATAAGGCAGCAAATACACCAAAGATAGATCCACACGAACAGGCGAAGAGATTGAGTGATTTTTCTCCAAGAACCAAGCGTCGTAAATTCTCGGAAGAACTTGTCAAGTTAGCTGAATCAAATGGTATTAGTTACAGCAACTTGCAACAACGAGTGAGTATTAGTGGTTGGGACCCATATACCGCAGCAACCACACCAGTGATGTCTCCGGGAGAAGTGCGGAAAAAGGGACGTGAAGCTTTCCGGCAAAAATATGGGTCAAAACCGAATGCTGTTTTCTTCACGAAAAAGAAAGTTGAAAGAGAAGCCTAATCTCTTTAAAGAGTGAAAGGGGGTGGGGAGGTTGTGAAGTTGGGTGTGGTGCTTCGTAAAGCCCGAGTGCAGGCAGGCATTTCCCAAGAGAAGCTTGCGGAAATGCTTAGCCGCTCTCGAAGCTGCATATCGAAGATCGAAAATGATCAGAAGGTACTTGATGTACCTACATATGTACGGTGGATGGAAGCCACAAACGCTAAAGAAGCAATGATTGCTACATTATGCGGCATTGATCCACTGGCAGTCACACAGCAAATTACAGCCATTATGGCTTTGTTTGGAGGATGAAGATGAAGAAACGAAATTCGATTTTCAAAAGCATTGATAACGACGGAATAACAAGAGAAATGATTTGCATCGAGGTTTTACAAGAAAATTTAATGGATGCATTAAAAAACAAAAATACAGCACAAGCACTTGAGATTCACAAAGACATTGAAAAATCAATAAAGCAAATTCAGCAATATGAAAAACAAGCAAAAGTGCAATTGTTGATGTCAGCTGCAAAGATTACGTCAGTAACATATCCAAAAACATTAAAAAACAAATTGAAAGGGTTGATTTAAATGAAATACATGTTCACTGCAAGCAAGTTGATGAAGGCTAAGGAAGTAAAGGAAATGTGTAAGTTACGTGATAACGAGGATGTGAAGATCTCTAATTTTCAAACTGAAACCCGTTTAAAGTCTCAACTAGGTTTAGGACAAAGAAAAAAGCAGCAAGCTCCTACACTCACTGCTTAAATCGAATATCGAAATGATCGAATTTATTATATCGCTCTTTAAAGAGCACGACAAGTTTTATTCTTGTCGTCCGGCTTGCGGATGGCCGATGCGCACACACCCATCCATTCCAATTAAACACCATCCGCAGTCGGACGATGCGAATAAGCATCAATAAATCATAGGAGGAAGAAGTAATGAGAGAAAAACCTGTTATTCAACCTTTTTCAGAAAGACGTGGCGATCAAGTCCGTTTAGCGAAAGTTGGAGGAACAATTGTAATGGGATTTCATGAGGAACTCGCTTTCTACTTCCCTAATAAAGAGGCTTTTGAGGAATATAAAAAGCTCACTGCTGATGCAATCAGAAGAAAGGTAGGGGTAACAGCATGAACATTGAACATCCAATGATCACGCAAATAAATGCTACTGGTTATCCAAAAGGAATTGAAGTGGTTGATGTTGTAGGAACTGACTACTTCGGAGATGAGGTCTTCTCTAATGATGAATACGTCATTGATGAGAATGTTGGAGAAATGATCCTCTTAGACAATTTGAACCGCTATTTGAAGGAGAAACTTGACTTCAAATTTGTGAATACAAATTAAAAAGGTTCACTCCCACAAGTGAACCTTTCCCAAAAATTACAGAATAAAGTGTCAACCCCTATTATAGCAGGTTGACACTGTAAATCAATGGAGGTTTGTTCATGACCAAAAATATTAGGTTGGCAAAACTCCATCTATCAAATTTCAAGGGTGTTAAATCATTCACCCTTGAAACAGGTGGAGAAAGTGCAAAGGTCTATGGTGATAACGCTACAGGCAAAACAACGTTGTTTGATGCTTTCATGTGGCTGCTCTTTGATAAAGACAGCCAAAACAAAAAAGATTTTGAGATCAAGACGCTCTCAAAGGATAACAAAGCGGTCAGTGGCATTGATCACGAAGTATCAGCTGTCCTACTGATCGATGGAAAGTCGGTTGAATTGAAAAAGGTCTATTCAGAGAAATGGACCAAGAAACGGGGATCAGCAAAGCAAGTCTTTTCTGGCCATACCACCAATTATCATGTGAATGGTGTACCAGTTAAGAAAAAAGAGTTTGCTGAGAAGGTCAATGAGATCATCTCTGAGGATATTTTCAAATTGATAACTTCTCCGTCTTATTTCAATGAACAAATGAAGTGGCAGGATCGTTTGGGCGTACTCATGGAGATCGGCGGAGCAGTGACTGATGAGGACGTAATAAAAAAGAACAGTTCTTTATCCGCTCTCCCTTCAATTTTAGATGAAAGAAGTCTTGATGAACAAAAGCGCATCCTTGCTGAAAAACGAAAAAAGATCAATAAGCTCTTGGAGCAATATCCGGTAAGGATCGATGAAATCAATCGTTCTATTGAAGATGTGACTGCTCTTAACCAGGAGCAATTGAAAGAAGACTTAAAAGCAATACAGGCATCAATTGATGATATGGAGAAAGAAGCCCGCTCTATCAAAGCGGATGCAGGTGCAGATCGTAAGAAGCGTATACTTCAGCTCGAAGGCGATCTGCAACAAATAAAAAATGACCACGACACAGAAAGATTTCAGATAGTGAATGAGAAAAAAGAAGCCTACTACCAAGCGAAAAACAGTCTTTCTCAAATCAAGCATCAACTTGACAGCTTAAAAACTAAAAAGGATCACTTGACATCCTTTTTGTCTCAAACAGACAAAGAACGTGTTGAGTTGCGAGAAGAATGGTCTAAAAAAAATGAGGAAACGTTTGAGGATCATCTAACAGATTGTCCGACATGTGGTCAAGTATTACCAGAAGGGCAAATCCAAGCTGCTATTGAGAAATTCAATTTACAAAAAAGTGAATCCCTAGAACGAATAGTCGATAAGGGAAAGCAATTAGGGATTGAATATGACAATAAGCAGAACGAGTTATACGAGGTTGATGAGAAGATTCAGCTTTTGATCTTGGAAGAGAAATTTACGACAGCAGCCGTTGAAAAACTGAAAGAAGATATGGAGCAAGCTGAAGCATCAATTGCTCCAATTACCAACAATCCAACGTATCAAGCCAAGATCGAGGAGATCGAAAGAATTAAAAGCGAGATCCAGTCTGATGAACAAGAGACTAGTGGAGCTGTTCAATCGATTAATGAACAGATCAAGGAAAAACAGCAGGAAATGACCTTGATCCGCAATGATCTTTCTCGCATCGATCAAGCTCAAAAAGCCCTCAACCGAATTGAGGAGCTAAAAGATGAAGAACGTAAAATGGCTGATGATTACAATGAGGTCGAGCAACAGTCATTTCTGATTGAAGAATTTATACGCACCAAGATGAACCTTATGGAAGAACGGATAAACAGCAAATTCAAGTATGCTCGCTTCAAATTGTTTGAAGAGCAAGTGAATGGTGGATTAACTGAGACCTGCGAAACGTTGTATGAAGGTGTGCCTTACTCCAAAGGCCTAAACAATGCGGCGCGAATCAATGTCGGTTTAGACATCATCAATACATTGAATGAGCATTATGGTATTTCTGCGCCGATCTTCGTTGATAACAGCGAGGCGGTCACGTGTCTTATCGATGTGAATGCTCAAGTTATTAGCTTGATAGTATCCGACAAAGACAAGCAGCTGCGAGTTGAAACTGATGACAACTTACTGACTGTAGATTGTGAGGTGATCGCATGAGTGAAGTGGTAGAGGTGAAAGTTCTATCGGGTTTAGGTTGGGAAGATTGTAGACGTGAAAAACTTCTGATTGATGATAAACAGGTCATGGACGTTCGTCCACTCTCTGAATGTCCTGAAGATGCAATTTTGGAAAGAGACCTAAAAGGTCCATCGGATTTTGCAGAATTGCTAGAGACCTTTCTAAGAGAGCATAAAGGCAAAAAGGTCAGATTTATATATGAGGAGGATACGGATGAGTAATCAGAAGAATCAACTGGCAAACGTTCAAAAAGATATAACTGATGATGTGAATAACAGTTTAACTAGGCTACAAGATGAAGGCCTAGTTCTTCCATCAAACTATAATGCTAGCAATGCATTAAAGAGTGCATTTTTTAAACTTCAAGATCTGAAGGATAAAGACGGAAGACCTGCATTAGAAAGTTGCTCTCGTGAATCTATTGCTAATTCCTTATTGGATATGGTTGTACAAGGTTTAAGTCCTGCAAAAACACAATGTTATTTCATCCCGTATGGGAAGCAATTACAACTAAATCGTTCATATTTTGGTACACAAGCAGTTTTGAAACGCTTGACCAATGTTAAGGATATATGGGCAAACGTGATCTATGAAGGCGATGTGTTTGATTATGAGATTGATGGAGGTCGTGAAAAATTAATCAAGCATGAAACGAAGTTTGAGAACAGAGACAAGCCGATCATCGGAGCTTATGCAGTAGTGAAGACCATTGATGATGTGGAACTGCTAACCGTCATGACAAAAAAAGAGATTGAAACTTCCTGGAGCCAAGCGAAAACAAAAGCGGTTCAGACTAAGTTTCCACAGGAAATGGCCAAAAGAACCGTTATCAATCGCGCGGCGAAGAATTTTATAAACACAAGCGATGACAGCGATCTACTTGTCCAAGCAATCAATAATTCAACCGAGAATGAGTATGACAATGAGCGGGTTGATGTTACACCGGATGAAGTGAAAAAAGAAATTAGTGAGAATGCTAATTCAGAAATTATTGATGTTGGTTTCAAGGAACCAGAAGAAGATCCAGAACAGCATCAAGAAACAAAACAACCTGATATAAAGCAGCATGAAGAACCTGAGCCACAACCATCAAATGAACATTTTGAAAAGCCGTCTGCATTAAGTGATGGCGACGTTTATCCATTTTGATTAAAATAAACGCTGTCTCATCAAGTAGTAAGGGGAATTGCTATCGGGTGACTGATGGTAAAACCCCGCTCCTTTTGGAGTGTGGTATCACCTTTAAAGTGATGCAACGTGCTTTTGATTTCAATATGAGCTTTGCGGGTTGCCTCATCACTCATGAGCATGGTGATCACTGTAAGGCATTGAAAGATGTATTGCGAGCCGGCATTGATTGTTATATGTCTCCTGGAACGGCACAAGCTCTTGGAGTAGAACATCATCACAGAATCAATCTTGTAAAAGCTCGACAGACGTTTAAGATCGGCACGTGGCTTATTATGCCCTTTGATGTTCAACACGACGTATCAGAGCCATATGGCTTCCTATTGGCTAATGAGGACGGAGACAAGCTCCTCTTTGCTACTGACACCTATTACATCAAATACAAGTTTCCTGGACTAACGCACATCATGGTTGAGTGCAATTACGCAGAGTCCATTTTGGATGCAAATATCGAAAATGGAAGCATTCACAAGAGTATGCGTAATCGGCTCATACAGTCGCATTTCAGCCTTGAGAATGTAAAGACATTCCTAGCTGCAAATGACTTGTCAAAAGTCCAGGAAATATGGTTATTGCACCTATCTGACACAAACAGTGATGAGCAACTATTCAAACAAGAAATAGCAAAACAAACAGGAAAGGTTGTCTATGTTCCATTATGAGCGAGCTTTTTAAAACAGCTTATCCCTATTGTTTTATTACGTTGGCGATGTCAGCCGCTCCGCAGATGCGGAAAAAGGTATTGATTATGTATATCAGGACCTACATGGCCAAGGAGGAACCGCATCTCGAATTGATCGACATCAAAGGTCATTACGCTATTTGTAGGCTCAAAAACAGACGCAAATAGTTGGAAAGGAGGAAGTCATTTGCGAGGTTGGATCAAATTACATCGGAAATTAAGAGGTAACCCAGTATTCAATAACCCTAACTTACTTAGGCTTTGGCTCATCTGTCTTACTGAGGCGAGCCATAAATCAAGACAACAAATGATAGGTAATCAGGTGGTGGAATTAGAGCCTGGTCAATTTGTAACTGGTCGCTTTGATTTGTTTGACATGTTCAATGATGGTTTGGCTAAATCCGATAAAGCAAAATCAGAAAGAACGGTTTATAGATGGTTAGAAAAATTAGAAGAAATGAATTTTTTGTCCATCAAAAAGACCACCAAATATTCTCTTGTAACCATTAATAAATGGGCACTTTACCAACAGGACGATAAGTCGTTTGACCATTCTAGTGACCATCAAATGTCCAACGAATGTCCATCAAATGACCATCAAATGTCCACAAACAAGAATGTTAAGAATTTAAGAATTAAAGAATTTAAAGAAGAGGAAGAAGAGAGATCGCCAGTAGGAAATGATTCTCCTTTCCAACAAATCGAAGATAAATACTTGTCTCGAAAAGGTGGATTGATGATAACTCCTGCTGATGCACAGGCCATCGAAAGAGTTATTCATGAAAAAATCCCCCTTGAAGACATATTGGTGTGGATTGATGAGATTTTCGATCATTACCGACCAAGACATAGAGCGGATGGCATCAAATCGTTTACTTACCTGGAGAAGGGCATTCTTGATCGATGGCATGCCAAAAACAATCCACCGAACAACATATCTGAATTTAAACCAAAGAGACAACAAGACAACTTATCAGCATTAGCTCAATACGCCAAAGAAAAAGGCATTAAGTTTGGAGGAGGTTGATTAGCATGAATAGCATGACTGAAGAACAAGCGATGATTATCTTAACCAGGATAGCAGCTGCGTATCCAAGGTTTGAACTTTCTACAGATGAGATTGGAAAAGAAAGAATCAGGATTTGGTTAGAGCATTTAACTGCACTGCCGTATGAGGCAGTTTCAAAAAAAGTTGATCAACATATTGCTGAAAAACGTTTCCCTCCCGCTATCGCAGAGATACAAGTACATCAACCAGAACCGAACGACTTCATAGAAAAGCAGAAAGAGTGGGAAAAGAATGCAAAATTTGCGAAACGTAGAGGCTGAACAGTTTTTGCTAGGCTGTATCATCCTTGAAGGCGATCTAATCAAGGAAACAGCCTTAGAGCCTAAGCATTTTGCTGAAAAGCGTCACAAGCAAATTTTTGAAGCGATGAGGGAAGTGGACAAGCTAGGTAAGCCTGTTGAATTGGCCACTATCGCTGCATCTATGGGTGACACTTTAAATGCAGTTGGTGGATTTGAATACTTGACCAACCTAGCGTGCGCTGTTCCATCTACTCATTCATTTGAAACCTATGAAACATTAATTTACGAGGCTTTTAGACTGAGAGATGTGCAAAGTGCTGCTTTAGCATTTGCCAGTTCTCCTACTGATGAGGGCATCACTGAGCTTTATCAAAAAACAATTGAAGCTCAAGAGGTTGGTGTAAAAGAGACTCGCACGAAAATGGATGTTCTAACAGAAATATTTATGAGCATGGAAGAAGATCATGGTGATCTGACGGGAGTCAACACGGGTCTTGCGGATCTTAATGCCATGACAGGCGGTTGGCAAAAGAGTGATTTGATTATTGTGGCTGCTCGTCCATCGATGGGTAAAACAGCATTCGCTCTTAACCTTGGCTATAATAACGCGCTAAATGGCGGAGTAACGGACGTATTTTCGCTAGAAATGTCTGATACACAATTAACACACCGAATGTTAAGCAGCATAGGGAGTATTGAAGGCACGAAGTGGAGGAATCCAAAGAGATATTTTAGTGAGGATGATTATGATCGTGCCCATAGTGCGATGGGTGAATATGAAAAGTTAGATATTTATATTCATGATCAGCCTACCCAAACATTAGCTGACATCCGTTCCAGGATAAGAAAAACCAAGAAAGATCACCCTGATCAAGATCATTTAGTGATCATTGACTATTTGCAGTTGATAACCCCTATCGGCAAGTCAGAAAGCAAAAACCATGAGGTGGGAGAAATCACACGAGAACTGAAGAATATGGCTAGAAGTTTCAACGTTCCGATCATCTTGTTATCACAGCTTTCACGCGGTGTAGAAGCGCGAAATGATAAACGACCTATGATGTCTGATTTGCGAGATTCAGGAAGCATTGAGCAAGATGCTGATATTGTGACCTTTCTTTATCGTGATGATTACTACAACAAACAAAGCGAAGCTAAAAACATTGTTGAAATCATTTTTGCAAAACAACGGAATGGATCAACAGGAACAATAAACGCAGTATTCGTGAAAGAGTACGGGAAGTTTGTAAATTTATCGCGGCAAATGGAAGCCGCAATGTGAAATGAGGAATGAACATGTCAATCAATAGCAAACAGCGTAAACAGTTTTTGCTCAAAGAATTAAAGCGCATTGGATATAAACCAAGTGAGAATGAAAATCTCGAAAAACTATCACTCTATGATCTCGAAATGCTAGTCATTTCAGTCAAGGGTGAGCGAGGGAACAACATTGAAACTTACAATGCCAGGATGGCGATTGAGGAGGAAGCAGAATGATTAAATTACAAATCAAAGATAGCACTACGGGTAAAGAAGTGAATTTTGAAGCAGATAATTACACCGCTGTAGAATTCGGTCAGTTGATCACTAAACTAGACATGTACATGCATAGAGGTTCTTTTAATCCAAACGAAAGACAAAGGGCTTCAGCAGTTGCCCCATCATCAGTTAACAGAGCGATAGAACCAACTCATACTGACAAAGCGACCAATCACAGCAAGCCATTTCACCAAGATCAATCCATGTCTAAGTCAAACGATGAAAAGAAAGCTACTCCTGTTTCCTCAAAAGCAACAGAGCCAAAAAGAGTGAGACCGAGATCAACTGCTCTTTTGAATAATGAACGAACTTTGAATGCGAGCATCGGGGAACACATGAGCGTGATGGATCAAGTCAAAAGCATAGCTCTAGTTCAAAAGGAAGATCCGGAACCTGACCGCGTGAAATGTAAGACTAAATTTCAATGCCCTGAGTGTGGGTTGAAACAAGACAAACAGGTTTATAGGGGATATAGATTCACCGCATGTGACAGCTGTGAAACAAAGGTGAAAATTATGCCTGCTGATATGAAAAACGGTTGGGATCATGAAGATGAAGAAGGCTACTTGTACCATGCGAAAAGTCGTTATGTTTCAGGAGGAAAAGAACAATGAGATTTGTCGGCATTGATCCTTCAACAAAAACAGGGTTTGTGATTCAAGATGCAAATGGGAACGTGATTCTTGACAAAGAAATAACCTCAGCAGTAATGGAAGATCCGCAACGCTTTATGGACTTGGCCAGCCAAATAATAAATTTAATAGAGCCGAATGACTTTGTGTGTATTGAAGGGTTTTCTTACGGTTCTAAAGGAGCGTCAGTAGACATTCAATACGGCATTGGTTGGTTAATAAGGGCGAGGCTTATAAACAAAAAAATAGATTATGTTGACGTTCCTCCAACCACTTTGAAGAAGTTCGCAACAGGAAAAGGAAACGTTAAAAAAGATCAAATACCTGTACCTGTTTATAAACGTTGGGGATTTGAACATAAAAGTGACAACGTGATAGACGCATTCGTTTTGGCTCAAATAGCACGTTCATTAAAAACAAAAGTAGATTTAACAAAATATCAACAAGAAGCTTTGAAAAAAATTTCTTAATTACTAGGAGGAACAAAATATGTCTTTTATAAATTTTGATGGATCAGTCAAGAAAGTAAATCACAAGCCTAAAGGCGTCACTGAATTGGTTCTTGAAATTTCAACGAAGGAGCTGGGAAACGGCATTCAAAACCTTGCTGAAATGATTGATAACGATGTGCGTGTGGAAATTGAGAGCGATATTGTCCGCTATAACGTGCAGATCAACGCAAACACCGAACGACCAATTGTAAATTATCAAGTGGATCAGAGCGGCGTTGTCCATATAGCAAAACCTGAGTCTGAACAGCTCGAAGCTGAACTAGGTTTACCAGAAGAAAAACCAAAAATTGAAGAAAAGCCGATGGAGATTAAGCGTGAAGTGGTGGATCAATTCATCATTGAAGGTATGGCTCCAGAACAGGAAGGTTTCCCTGAGAATATGGCAGATTTCGTGAAACGACGCATTGAAGGAGAATCTTACAGTAAGTTGGCCACAGAGCTTGAGATGTCATCTGGCGCCGTCGTTGATCTGATCAATGACTACCGAGCAGCAGTGGCTCCGCTTGCTGAAAAATGGTGGGATTGGAAAGAGGATCAAGCCAACGAAGCTGAACCGTTGCAAAAGGAAAATGCTGAAGAAGCAGCTGAAGACGAAAAGGGTTCAGATGATAGCGCTCCAGATGAATACGAACTTCCTAAAGATGATAAAAAAGATGAGGAAGACGGGGCTGCATAAGATGGCACGTAAACGGTCAAAACGGTGGTTCTTGCTTTATCGCGAAGAGGATGGACAGCGCGTCCACCTCTATGAACCACTTAAAAAATATGAACTGCACAGTCGGATCAGGAAAGGATGGAGGATTGTCAGATGATTAATAAAATCAAATTTTTCTTCAAACATAAACACTTCGTTTGCTTCAAGTGTAGAAATATAGTTTCAGTCGAGCGAGGTTATGAGTTGGAATTTTGTACGCGGGTTTTCAATGGCCCTTACTGTTCGAAGTGCGGAAGGAGCTTCAGGAAATGAAACAGATCGTAAAAGGCGATTGGGTAGAAGTTGTAGGTCAAGATGATCGTGAAGGATTGTACGTTCTTGGGTATGTTCTTGAGACTACTGGAGGAAATCTCTTAATAAAGTCACGTTTCGGACGAATGGGGGTCTATCCTGAAGATTGGGCTAAAAACATGGATATAACGGTCACTGAAGCTGGCTTAAAGGACCTTATTAACTTGTCTTTAGACATAAAGGACAAGCATCTATTTGAAATGTATACGCGTGATTTACAAGCTCTACAAAGCAAATAAAAAGAACCAAAGCACAAGGCTCCGGCTCTAATGAATCTCGACAATTCATTATAACATGGGAGGCCTTGTGCGCATGAATAATCCTTACAAACATATAGACTCTAACATCTCAATTAATCAGCTTTTTGAAAAAGGAGAAGTTAAAGTCATCATCCTAGATGGCCATTCCAACGAAGCGTTTTTAGCTGAAGCACCTATTTACGGGAAAACGGAAATCACTACACGTGATGGCCAATTTACAAACTTGAATTACAGCAGTTCACACAAAATAAAATAGCAGGAGCTTCCTCCTGCAGGGAGGCAGTCAAAATGAAAGAAATCTGGTATTCAAAATCACCATTCGCTGAATTTTGTATCGTCAATACAGCGAGCGGATATGTTGCCTATTGGCGTTCTGATCTATTAACAGATGCTAAATGGAGCGAGTATGACACATATCCTACCTATCAAGCAGCACGTCGGAATCTAGGAAAAGTCGGCTGTGCTGGAAGTATGAAAAGGGTCAAGCGTTTGCCATGGGAAAGCGTGGCATGAGCTTGAAGGGAATATGTCTCACTGATGAGTTTACACCGCTAGAAAAGGGAGTAGAATACTTTCTCTTTCCTCTCGGTGCCGCTCATTATTATGTATCAAAATTTGATAGGCCTGGTTCACACTATGGAGCATTTGAAGCCAGGCATTTTTTAATAAAGCAAAAAGAACAACACCAGGAACAGCTGACACTGTTCTGAGGGAGGATCATATGGAGTTTAAACCATCTGAAAACATGTCATATGAAGGGCTTTGGATGGCGCTGGATGACATCAAACGACGTATTGGGGATGCGGTGCTGTCTGGTGATCGCATCAGTAACCCATACATCAAAGCGCAAAAGAAGAAAGCTGAAACGATTAAAGATGAGCTGCTGCGCCGATTTGATCAACAGGCCAAGCAAGCAGAATGAAAAAAGAAAGGAAGATCATTGTGAAACTGAGAAGCATTTTTTATCTAAACGTACAAGGCATAAGACTTTTGGGAGGATGGGATCACTATCCTAGTGAGGACGAAATGCGAAACGCATTAATTGATATGTATGGGTCTTGTACTCATTTGGGAGAACGGCCAATTATTTTTGAAGTCATTAAGCAGAACACGTTTTATCAAGGCGATATACAAGATTTGCAGGAGGGTCTCTGATATGAAAACTGTGCCAGCGATTGTATTTAAAAATAAACATACTGAACGCTACCTAAGCTATGGACCTGATTTTATGGATTTAACCGATCCTAATGGAGATGTAAAAGAAATTACAGATGCGTTGTGTCTCATTAGAAAAGATCGTGAGAAGCCAAGTGATCAAGATTTAACCGATTTTTACAACATGGTGTCTCAATACAATGCTCCTCTTGATATTAACGATCTCAAAAACTGTTACGATCCTGCTCATGTTGATTATACAATCGAAGAATTTGAAAGGATCAAGGCAAGACATGAGGAGGAGTATTGATGGACATTCTCGTGAGATACGTCTTTAAACACCGAGCCACTGGAATCATTGAAACTAAGGTATTTTCAATCAGCCAATTAGAAGAGCATCCAGCGAAGGAGCTGACACCCCGCTTTGATGAAACAGAATATGAGTTGATCGCACGGAACCTTTGTGCAGATGAAGAAAAAGATGTCTTTGCAGGTGATTTAATCAAAGTTCCTAATTTTCGTGGGGATTATGTTGCTGTTGTGAAATTTGGTGAATTTGAGCAGGATGGCAGTGGTGGAGAATACACCCCATCAAAATGCGTTGGTTTCTATGCTGAAGCACTACATCCGAACGATATCGATGAGTTCGGACTTAGAGTCTTATATGAATGTTATGTTCAAAGATCATTGAATGATTTAGATTCATATAAACGCATCGGCAACATCTATCAAAATCCAGAACTGTTAAAAACGGAGGGTGAATGATGGCGAAAATATTAGAGAATCAAACACTCTATCAATGTGAACTCTGTGGGAAACGCCTTCTCACTCCACATGGAGCCAAGTTACATGAAACTAAGTATTGTTCTGTTGTTAGGCAGAGAGAAGCAATGATTGAACATAAGAAACGTCAGGAATCCTGTGATCATAAACATATGGAAATGAGTTACGGTTCATGGCTGGGAGAAGACCATTTGCAGATACCTGAATTTGAATACTGTGTAGACTGTGGCATGTCCGAAATGGATATTGAGAAGCAAATCAAGGAGAGGAAACGGTATGAGTGAATACAAAGAATTTCAAATAACTTTACCATCAGGCGAAATCATCAGACGAAACAGTGAAGGGCTGTATGGATCAAATAATATTGTAGTGGACAAAGACTATGTGATAGATACTTTAGTCCAAAGTCATCAAGAACAAGGTAAAGAAGAAATGAAGTTTTATGAGACGCACGAGCCTTATTATGCATTAATCAAGGCGCGCAATATCGAACGTGCAATGGAGATTTACAATAATGACGTTACTGCTGATGAAGAGAAAGAACTTGCGGAAAGTATCAAAGACGAAGGTGATCTATACATGAAAGAAGTGTCAGCTATCAATGCTGCTGTAACTTATGGCGTTTTGTTAGCGGAGACCGATGATGCTGAAATAACAAAGGTAGAAATGATTGAGAATTTAGAGGATGAAGAAGAACGTGTTTTATTAATAGACGGTGGCTTGCTATGAGGAAGGGGAATGAAGATGAGAAATACATTAGGAGACTTGAACAACCATTTATTTGCGCAGCTGGAGCGGTTGAGTGACGAAGAATTAAAAGGTGAGGAACTTCAAGAAGAAATTGAACGTTCTAAAGCTGTTACTGATGTGGCCAATCGCATTATTTCTAATGGAGCATTAGTATTACAAGCGCAAAAATTTCATACAGAGTACAAATCAAAAGATCTTGAGAAACCGAAAATGCTGGAGGGATAAAGGTGAGGTTATTCACTGAAGAACAAGAATCCTTCATCCGTTCACATGCTGCAGGTTTACTCAATCAAGAACTAGCCGATTTGATCAATCAGAAATTTGGTTTAAATGTTACTAGGCAACAAGTGAAGAACTGGAAGCATAATCGTAAAATCTCTAGCGGTTTAAGCGGTCATTTCCCCAAAGGGCATGCACCGCTCAATAAAGGAACAAAAGGGCTTTATAATGTTGGCGGAAATAAAACATCTTTTAAACCAGGACACAAGCCTTTAAATTATAAGCCGGTAGGTTATGAAAGAGTTGATCGAGACGGTTATATATTGATCAAAGTGTCAGATGATGGCCCTTGGCAAAAGCGATGGAAACATAAGCATAAGGTGATTTGGGAAGAAGAAAACGGACCAATCCCAAGTGGCCATTGTTTAATATTTTTAGACGGGAACAAGCTCAATGTAAAACTAGACAATTTGCAACTCATCACCAGACAGCAATTAGTAAGGTTAAATCAAAACAAGTTAATTGCTAATGATCCTGAGATCACTAAAACAGGCATAGTGATGGCAGCTATATATTCTAAAATTGGCGAATTGAAAAGGGAGAGTAAATGATGGCAAAGTCAGCCCTCACACTGAAATTAGAGAGGCAGATACATGCCAAAACTCAAGAAAATCAAAGTATGTATGGATGTTTTGAAGTGACCATCGGCTATGAGTATGGTCGAGCGGGATATGAGCGAATTGACTATCTGACTTTTGACACGAAAGGCATATGGAGAGCATTTGAAATCAAAGTATCTCTTTCGGATTTTCGATCTAGCGCCAAAAAAAGTTTTGTTGGTCATTACAACTATTATGTGCTAACAAAGGACCTTTACGAAAAGGTAAAAGATGAGATACCAAGCCATATCGGTGTTTTTGTTGATTATCGGTATGTCAAAAGAGCGAAGCGCCAAGAGCTTGCTGTAAACGAAAATGTTTTAAAAGAAGCGTTTATGCGTGCCGGTGCAAGAGAAGCTAACAAATTATACAAACTACAAGAAAAAGGAGTATAACAAATGAAAAAACTACTAATCACACTATCTATTATTATTGCGGCGGTGCATTATGCGCCGTCTGCTGCGGCAGTAACGAGCGGTTATAAATCAATTGGAGGGCATACAGTCAGCGTATCAACGGATGCCAATTCATACACACCGAGAGCCAAAAGCATTGATGTTACGGCACGCAAAATAGGGAATGAAACAGTATACTACCGCTTCACGCTACAAAAGAAGGTGAGCGGAAAATGGAAAGATCAACGGTTTAGTCTAGTGGGATCATTCAAGACCGCCACGCCTGTAAAGGAATTTTACACGGTCAATCATACATCTGGCACGCACCGTATCAAAATGACGATCTACAGAAACAAAAACTGGACAGGCGTAAAAGGCCATATCTATACGCCGTCATTCGAGGTGCGGAAATGAAGCGCGAGTTGAAACTCGGAGACATTCTAGAAGATTTTTGCGAAAAAGAAAGTATGGGGAAATACCTAGTTGCACGGCTATATTTCGGGGGAATGTTCGGGTATAAATATATGTTAGTTAGTCTATATGGTGATGGTGTTGCAAATGGATATCATGATAGTTTGCAGGAATTACAAGAACATCCGTACCTCAAATCAATGGTGCATGTGAAAGGATTGGAGGTTGCGGAATGACAATCAAACTATCAAACCTACCTGACGATGCGAAAATAATCAACGAGAGCGGATTCCTTCTCCAAACAGCTGCTGAAACAAAAGAAGATATTTTAGAAAGAGGGGAGCACCATCACGAAGATACATGGTTTTTATTCATGAAGAGTGACAACCCTGATGATGTTTTTGGTGCTGAAGTGGAAATAGATATTCTACCTGACTGCTTTGAAGGATTTATCAAACTTGATAGATCAGAACTAGCAGCCATCAAGGACAACATTCTCTTTACAGAAATGCACGGCCATAACCTAACTGAAATCGAAAAAGGAATTCTTGAAAAGATTGAATTAGCTTTTCAGCAAATAGAAGAATAAATCATATGACATAGATCGGTGCAAAATTGCCCTGGTCTATGTCTTTCATTGTTTATAGGAGGCTGAGAAATATGGGAGCTGAACAATTGTGTTTACTGCCAGGGATCGATGAGAAACAAGTAAGAAATGCTCTGATCAAGGAGCTGAAGGTCTATAGAGCCCTGAAGGTGAAGGAAGAAAACAGAAAGGAACAGGAGGCAAACGGTGCAACAGGCCTTTTTCCTTCTCTCAGGAACCAGGAAGTTTTAAATGAACTGAAAGTCCGGCAGATAGAAAGAGCGCTAGAAAACAGTCTAGACGAAATAGAGCAAGACATCATCCGGATGAAATACCTGACACCGCGTGTGGTGAAGGATTTGGAGGTGTGTGAAGAACTGGGTCTGAAGAAAGACCGGTATTATAAATTGAAGAAGCAAGCGACGTTTAACCTTTCGACAGCACTCGGAATCATATGAGTGCTGTTTTTTATTTGCATTGCCGAGAAAAAACCGAGAAAAAGCCGACAAAAAGGGGGATAAAAAGGGGACCTTTTTTCCTAAGTGGATCATCGTATGATAGAGACAAGCAAAACGAACGTGAATATTTTGTCCAGAAGGAAGAACCTGCGGACGCTGATCATTGAGCACTTTAAGTGCCTTGATTGGTGTCCGCTTTTTTTATTGGGAGACGCGTCTTTCCCTTATCAATGGCGTATCTGGATACGGAACAAAGGTGTTGAGGAATGTGGCCATACGAGAGGGACATTCTGAGCCTGGATAGCAGCTGGTCTGCGGCGGCCGTATCGAGGACAGTTTTTCATTTTATTAGATGATTGACTGTACTTGGCATCCTCTCGGAGTGTAGTCATCATTGAAAAATCTTTTTAAGCGAATAGCGTAAGGTGGTGCTTATTCGGCAAGGAGCGAGTGAAATGAAGATCAGAGATTCTTTATCAGTAGAAACAACGAAGCAATTAAAGCGCATTGCTCCTGGTTCTAATAGTAAGAAGAGCGATGCTGATCCGATAACGACGCGCGATTGGGAAGAAATAATGGGCACGAGACGCGAAACGTACCAACGACAAGGCGGCCGTATCCGGAGAAAACGATAAATTTTGGGAACAGTCGTCTTTTGGGTGTATGGCTGCAGGTGCTTTGGTGAGGGATAGGAGCGCAAAAATATAAAAAGGGAGATGATGAGCATGGCATCAAAGTTTGGTGTATCTGCTAATCCGAAAAAAGCGAATCATACTTTAGGAAAGGACAAGGTTGTGGTTGTTGCGATTCAGAATCACAATGATTACATTTGTGGGCCAAACCTTATTCCTCAACGAAAAGTAGAAGGGAAATGGGTCACGATCAAGACTAATTCACCTAACCCGCTTAACCCAGCAGAGAAACAGTACGATGAATTCAGCATCAAGGAATCACTTGATAACAAAAAAGGTACGTATCGATTCAAGGTGGATGTAGAGCGATATGACAAACATGGCAACCATGTTGAAACTGTCGGTACATTCTACACATCGGAATTCTACATCAAGTAAGCAGCTGATGCCGCCCTAAAGGCGGCATCATTTGTTTTTATAGGAGGAAACAGCGATGAATATCAAAACAATTCCCGTACATAAAATTAACCCATCACCATATAACCCCCGCATCGATCTGCAGCCAGGAGATCCAGAATACGACTCTCTGAAAAACTCAATAAAAAAATTCGGATACATTGATCCCTTAGTATGGAATGAACGGACTGGCCATCTCGTAGGAGGTCATCAACGTTTCAAAGTATTGATGGAGGAAAATCCAAGTGATATTCCTGTATCAGTTGTATCGCTTAATGAACAAGATGAAAAAGCACTGAATATCGCATTGAATAAAATAGACGGTGAATGGGATGAGTATAAACTTACTGAACTGCTGAAGGATTTAGAGGGATCAGGATATGATCTAAGCTTAACGGGATTCAGTGACGCAGAATTAGAGGATGTTCTGAATGATTTGGAACACACAGGTCAAGGTGGAGCAGTATCTGAGAGTCATGAGATCGATCTTGATGAATATGGAGATGACCAATTTGAGCATACATGTCCTAAGTGCGGATTCTCTTTTAATGAGTAGGTGGCAGCATGAACATGAACTATAGATGGAAATTGAGTGATCTTAAAAACATCCCTTTCAACGGGTTGAAAGTGTTTAGCACTTTCTCATGCGGTGGTGGCTCTTCAATGGGCTACAAATTAGCAGGGTTTGAATTGCTGGGGAACTGTGAGATTGATCCCCAAATGATGAAAATCTATAAAAAGAATCACAAACCGAAATATCCTTATCTTATGGACATTCGAGAGTTTAACCAGATACCGCTCTCCGATCTTCCTGAAGAACTCATGAATCTTGATGTGTTCGATGGATCGCCGCCATGCAGCGTGTTTTCAACGGCCGGAAAAAGAGAAGAGGATTGGGGAAAAGAAAAGGCATTCAGAGAGGGACAAGCTGTCCAAAAACTAGATGATCTGTTCTTTCATTACCTGGATGCTGTAGAACGTTTGCAGCCCAAAACCTTTGTAGCCGAGAACGTAAGCGGCATGATCAAAGGAAAAGCAAAGGGGTATGTGAAACTTGTCATTGAGCGAGCAAAAGAAATCGGGTATGACGTTCAGCTGTTCTTGCTGAACGCGGCTACAATGGGAGTCCCGCAAAGAAGAGAGCGGGTCTTTTTTATTGGCCGTAGAAAGGACCTGAATCTGCCACCGTTGAAAATGGCTTTCAATGAACAACCGGTCACATATGGAGAGTTTAGAAGTGGACATGGATCAAGGCTAAATGAATCAAGTAAAACATATAAAAGATGGATTAAGCGGCGTCCGTCCGATGGCAACATTGGAGACATCACTAAACGAACAGAAGGTAAAGAGCGGAATTTCAATACAGTATTAGTTAAAAATAGTTTAGTTCCGCCAACACTAGCAAGCGGTTCTGTCTTTATTAGATATGATGAACCTTATTATATCTCTGAAAGGGATATTATTCTGATGCAATCTTTCCCATTGGATTATGACTTTATGGACGCTTCAGTGCAGTATGTCTGCGGGATGAGCGTGCCTCCAGTGATGATGAAACGGATCGCAGAACAGATACATTTGCAATGGTTTAAATAAAAAAAGAGGGTGCTGACAACACCCTCCCTTCAAAGACAGAAAGAAACTCCCTGCCTAAGAGCGTGATCAAGACGCGGCCGCGTTTGTGGGAAAATATCACGCTCTCATCCACTATTGTAATGGAGGTCAGGGAGAATGACAATAGAAAATACAAACACACGTTCCCTTTCTGACGAAGAAAAAATGGAAATGATGATGACCATTCAAGCCGAACAGGCTGAAGGTATAGATAAATCAAAAGAGAACTATCGCAAAATTGCACAGGCTTGTATCTCTCAATGGGTGAGGGATTTTAAAGAAGGTAACATCAAATTGTCTTCAGTAGAAGATCTGAAGAAGCTCATAGAACTCGACATCGACCTTCAGAAGCATGACGATATTTGAAAACAACTCAAACTTAATTAAGCATTTCGGAGGTGGGTGATATGTAATGGCTAGACCACGTGATCCGAGAAGAGATGAAGCTTTCCGTCTTTGGAAAGAGAGCGGTGGAGCCCGCTTACTCAAAGACATTGCAGATGAGTTGGGTGTGACAAGCAGCACTGTCCGTAAATGGAAAGCAAATGATAAATGGGATGATAATTTCAAAGGGAGCGCTCCTAAATTGAAAGGGAGCGCTCCTAAACGCCCTGGGGCTCCCAAAGGGAGTAAAAACGCCAAAGGGAATAAAGGTGGTAAAGCGCCACCAGGTAACCAAAATGCAAAAGGGAATACTGGTGGTGCTCCAAAAGGGAATAGAAATTCTGTGCGGACAGGTGAATATGAATCTATCATGTTCGATTATATGGACGACACAGAAAAAGAGCTCTTTGAGCAGATTGAGACCGATCCGCTCTATCAAATTGAATTGACCATACGTGAGCTTAGTATTCGAGAGCGGCGTATGATGCATAGAATCATGAAGTATGAAAATGGTTTAACCGATAATCAGCGACGTGTTCTTCAGCAACTTAGAAAAACAAAAGATGTCGCACCTTCGACAAGTGAGAATGGTGTTGTCAAATACGTTCCAATTATCAATGAACGTCTTGTAGTCACTGAGGTGGAAGAAACTCAATTACCTGTGATTGATCGCATCCTAGAAATAGAGGAAGCATTGACGCGAGTAACAGACAAGCGTCTTAAAGCCATTAGGCAGAAACACGACATTATGAAAACTATGTCAGAGCATGAATTGAGACTCAGAGGTCTTGATCTTGCAAACCGAACGAGAGAAGCAGAGCTGGAACGGATCACCGCACGTCCTGTTGATGATTCTGTACAAATAACAATTAAGCGGAAGAATAAAGGTGATGACTGATGGTTCAAATGATGGAGAAGGAAGTCAATCCACATTTTGAGGACTTTCTTTTTGATTGGGATCAGAAGTTTCAGTTCTTGGTGGGCGGTTACGGCTCCTCCAAAAGCTATCATATTGCCCTGAAGCTCATCTTAAAGTTGCTAGATGAAAAGAGAACAGCCCTTGTGATTCGTGAAGTCTATGACACACATAGAGATTCCACTTTCTCTTTATTTGAAGAGATCGTGAATGATCTTGGACTCGATCATGTCATTCAGTGCCGGACATCACCGCTCATGCTTAAATTTCACAATGGCAGCCGGATCATTTTCAAAGGCTTGGACATGCCAGCCAAGCTGAAGTCGATCAACAACATCTCGATCATATGGATTGAAGAATGTTCAGAAGTGAAGTACGAGGGATTCAAGGAGCTGCTTGGTCGTTTGCGTCATCCAACATTGCAGCTGCACATGATCCTATCGACGAACCCTGTCGGCCAGGATAATTGGACGTACAGACATTTCTTTAAGGATGATCAGAACAACCGCTTTATCTTAGATGACGAGACTTTATACAAAGAACGCACCATCGCTATCAACGATACGTACTACCATCATTCTACAGCTGAAGATAATCTTTTCCTTCCGGTTAGTTATATTAAGCAGCTGGACGAGCTAAAGGAATACGATCCAGACCTTTATCGCATAGCCCGAAAAGGTCATTTTGGCATTAACGGAATTCGTGTTCTTCCTCAATTCGAGGTGCAGCCGCATGAAGATGTGATGCTGGCCATCTCAAATATCAATCGGCCTTTGCTTAGAGCGGGTATGGACTTTGGTTTCGTTGATTCATATAACGCAGTTGTAAGGTTGGCTGTGGATCACGAGAAGAAATATCTATATATCTATTGGGAGTATTACGATCGCGGCAAGACTGATGATGTCACAGTTGAGGACTTGAAAGAGTTCATCGAAACAAAAGAGCTGATCAAAGCTGATAATGAACAGAAGACAATCGCATACTTCAGGAAGATGGGATACAACATGGTGGCCGCTCATAAGTTCCAAGGCTCACGCTTGCAGTACACCAAGAAGATCAAGCGGTTTAAGAAAATCATTTGTTCCGACTCATGCAAAAACACGATCTATGAGCTTCAGCCGCTCACGTACAAGACAGACAAGCGCGGCAATATCATAGAGGACGAGTTTCAGATTGACCCTCATACTTTTTCAGCCATCTGGTATGCGTTAGATGATTATGAGGTCACCGATCTGAAAGAGAAACCAAAAGAGCGGACACGCCCGAACAGAGAAAGGAGGTCACGCTGATGAAAACGGTCAGAGCAACAGTGATGAAGGCCAATGTGTCTGAAACCACTAAGCAGATTTATGAGGATGGATTTAATTACGATGCTGATGATGTGATCGAGCCGCCATACAATATCAAAGAGCTCAAACAAATGGCCGAGTATTCTACCATTCTTCAGCAATGCATCGATGCTTATAAAACGAATATTCTAGGTTTCGGCTTAGGAATCGAGTATACTTTCGATTTCAACGCAGAGAACGCACCGAAAGAAAAGAAAGCTGCAGCTGAGAAAGAATGGACCCAACTTGAAGAGTTCGCCAGATATATGAATTATGATGAGTCAGCCGAAGTGGTCCTTGGTTATGTGATAGAAGACCGAGAGAAAACAGGTAATGGATTTGTCGAAGTGCTTCGAGAAGGTACAGGGAAGCCTGCAGGTATTGAATATCTTGATGCACAATACTTACGTGTTTGTAAGCTGGGTGATCCCGTTGACGTCGAATTCCGATACACAGAAAATGGTCAAGTGAAGTCATTGCAACGGAAGAAGAGATTCAGGAAGTATGTGCAGAAGGTCAAAACTAAAAAAGTATTCTTCAAAGAGTACGGTGATCCCCGAGTCATGAATGCTGCTACGGGAGAATACAGAGAAGACACCCCTTCTGATCTTGTAGCAAGCGAAGTCATTCACTTCAAGATAGGCAGCGGTACATATGGTGTTCCTCGTTGGATTGGTAACATCGTCAATATGTATGGAGCGCGCAAAGCTGAAGAGCTGAACTATCTGTACTTTAAACAAGGGCGGCATGTGCCGGCTGCAATTACTGTAGAGAATGGGATGCTGTCTGAATCCTCATATGAACAGCTGCAAGAATACATGAACGGTATCGAGGGCTCAGACAATGCACATAAGTTTCTTTTGCTGGAAGTCGAAGGGATTCCCAAAAAGGATGAGCTATCGAATGATGAAGAGCCGGCTAATGTGAAGGTGGATATAAAATCACTGGCCGAGATTCTTCAGGAGGATGCGCTGTTCCTTGAATATGATGAGAAGACGAGAAACAAGATACGTTCTTCTTTTCGTCTGCCGCCGATCTACACAGGCGAATCACAGGATTATAACAAGGCGACAGCTGACACCGCTCGAAAAACGACAGAAGAACAGGTATTCCAGCCGGAGAGAATGATCATCACTGGCAAGCTCAATACACTCTTTCTTCCTGATCTTGATCTCTGGCATGTGCGACTCATATTAAATGGTCCTGATTTTCGTGATCCGCTCGAAATTGCAAAGGTTCTTACACCGTTTATTCAAGCAGGAGCGGTTTCACCGAATGACCTGCGTGATCTGGCTGGCCGTATTCTTGGTAAGACACTTGAAGAATGGCCAGAGGAAGAATATCACCGACCAATTGAAGCAAAGCCAAAGGCATCAACTAGCTTTCTTGATACGGTTATTCAAAAGTCTGCGGGTACTAACAATGAATTGGTATCTATCCTTAAAGACCTTAGGGATGAACTAGAGGAGATTCGTAAATGAGAAAGATTGATCAGCTGATAAAAAACATCAATACCTTTGTGCGAAAAGCGGAGGAAGATGAGGTCAAAGAACTTGAAGCAGCTGTAGCAGATTTCCCTGAACTGAAAGACATTCCCTCTTTGGTGGAAGAGTATGAGAAAACCACTGCAAAACTTCTCAGATTGCAACGCAGGACGTTTTTAAATGCTCTGAATGGTTTTATATCCAAGGACGATTCAGAAACGTTAGAATCAATTCTAGCGTTCTTTCAAAATGACTTGTTTGCATCTGATGAATTTGCGGAGTTGTTTGGAAAAGAAACGGCCATTTTCTTGACGTTGACGGTCACACAGTTGGCCGAGAAGATCATGAGTTCCATCGATGCAGATGTTCCGTTCAAGGTGCTTTCTGAGAAATCTGAACAGTGGATTGAATCGTGGTCGCAAGAGTTGGCGCAGCTGATGAAGCTGAATACTCATACGGCCATTGAGCAAACGCTGAAGGAAGGAATAAAAGAAGGCCGCTCTATCCAAGAAATTGAACTGGAGCTGAAGGACCTTCCTGAATTCAGTCGGAAGCGCGCACGTGTGACAGCTGTCACAGAAGTGTTAACTGCATCATCTGTCGCTCAACATGAATCTTATGTCCAATCTCCAGCTGTAACGGGGAAGAAGTGGAAGCACAGCGGTGGAAAAAAGAATCAGTCAAGAGAAAGTCATGTGCAGCTGGATGGAACTATCATCCCTTTGGATGAAGAATTTGAGATACCAGGCAGCGGAGAGCGGTGCATGTTTCCGAGAGATACACAGCTCACACCAAAAGAGCGAGTGAACTGTCATTGTGCGGTTGGTCCTGTGGTTGATCCAGTCATTTTGGGTTTGTCAGCTGAGGAAAAAGAAGAGATCAGAGAGAAACAGACGTTCAAATAGCGTTTTTTGTTATAATAGTATATAGGAGGAAATAAAAGAAAGGAGGGAAAGGAATGTCAAAATGCCAAGATTGTGGAATAAGTGTTGATCCTGAAAAAGACGGTTTACTATGCGAAGATTGTTACAAAGATGCATTGAATAGTTTTAAGTAGAGAAAGACATTGGACCTTCAGTTGAAGGTCTTTTTCTTTTGAAAGGGGGTGAACATATGCCAAGGGAATTAAAAAACGCAAAAATTACGCATGTTTCATACGTGGACAAGGCTGCTAATCAAAAGCAGTTCTTTTTTATGAAATCAGAAAAACAGCCAGACTTTCAAAAAGAGATCAAGGTCTTTGCGAAGGCTGATGATGCGCAGCGACTTGTGTATGGAATTGTATACGAACCAAACGTTGCGGATGCACATGGGGATTACATGACACCAGAAGAGGTCGAAAAAGCCGCTCATGGGTTCCTGAAGGATGCACGTGAGATCGATAAGCAACATGATTTCCAAGGAGGTGTCGGGGAAGTCGTTGAATCTTATATCGCTCCTTCCGATTTTGAAATGGGCGATGAAGTTATCAAGAAAGGATCGTGGGTTCTTGTGACAAAGGCTTCCGATGAAATTTGGGAACAGATTCAAAAGGGCGAGATCACCGGATATTCAATGGCCGGAACAGCAGACATAGGAAAACAAGAGCGTGAGCCAGCTTCTGAAGAGAAGGGGCTTTTTTCTTTGCTCAAAAACTTCTTTTTATCAAAAGGAGAAGTAAAGAACAGATACGACAAAGGCCGCATGCGTCGTGAGTTTTGGGCGGCACAAGATGCGCTGAATTCCGTTTTGTATAAATGGGATTCTTACGACGATGAAGACTTGGAAACTGATCCCGACAAGGTTAGGTCAGCACTGCAAGATTTTGTGGAAATCACACAAGAGATTTTGCTTACTGATGACTTAGCGGGGATCCAAACTGACCCACCTGAAGAAGTCGCAAAAGCTGGCCGAAAGTTTTCAGCTGCAAACTTAACTGAACTGAAAAATGCAAGAGCCGCTATTGACAACTTACTAAGTCAAGCGGAAGAGAAGGAGGAAGAAGAAGTGAACAAAGAAGATCTGCAAAAGATGCTAGATGACACAATTGCACCGGTTGTAAAGCGTCTGGATGACCTTGAGAAGGGAGAAGGCGAAGGTCAGCCTGATCCGCAAGAAAAACAAATTGATGAAGAGGTCGCAAAAGAAATGGCCGCAGCTGTAGAAAAGGCATTGGCTCCAGTTGTTGAAAGAGTCGAAGCGCTTGAAAAAGCACGTCCGCAAGGTAATGGTGTAGGTGATCAACAACAACAAGACTTGCAAAAATCAGAACCGTTATGGAACGGCTTGCTTTAAGCCGAGAAAAAGGAGGAACTAGAGTGAGAAATCAAGAGGTAATTAACAAAGCGGAAGTGACGCTTGGTACATTAAAGACAGGCGGTCTCATGAATCCGACGCAAGCATCTACATTTATTCGTATGGTGCAAAACACACCAACCCTGTTGCAAGATGCACGTGTCATTCCAATGGACAGCGATTCGCAAAAGATTGAAAAAATCGGTTTTGGGCAGCGTATCTTGCGTGCTGGAGAAGAAGGCAAAGCGCTTGATGCAAAAGATCGTGTTGCGCCAACAACAAGCACTGTTCAGCTAACTGCAAAAGAAGTCATCGCTGAAGTAAACATCACATATGACACGCTTGAAAATAACATCGAGGGTGATAATTTGCAAAACACTATCATGCAGATGTTGGCTGAGCGTGCTGCCGTTGATATTGAAGAGTTGATCATAAATGGTGATACAAAATCTGAGGATACTTATCTTGCTCAACTAGATGGTATTCGTAAGCAAGCAACATCTCATATTGTAGATGTAGCTGGTGAACCACTTACACGACAAGTATTCAAACAAGGATACAAAGCTGTTCCATCTAAATATTTGCGTATCCCACAAGAATTCCGCTTCTACACGTCCCCAGGACAAGAAGTTGAATGGAAAGACAAAGTAGCGGAGCGTCAGACAAGTCTCGGAGATGCAGCTGTACAAGGTGGTCTTTCTTCTGCATTCGGTGTGCCGGTCAAAGGTATTGCAAACATGCAGCCATATGAAATGGGAGAGGACGGCACAGATGTTTCGGATATCTTATTGACTCATCCAAAAAACATTATTCTTGGCTTCTCTCGTAATATTCGCATTGAAGTTGAAAAGGACATCCGTAGACGTAAATTCATCATTGTGTTGACTGCGAAGCTCGACAGCAAATTTGAGGAAGAAGATGCTGTTGCTAAGATCATCAAGGTCAAGGAGTGATCAATATGTATACAGCGGTTTTGATCAAAGGAAAGACATACTCTGTAATGGGTCATGTCTTTCTTTTAAATCAGGAGAAAGAGATTGAGAAAAAGGTCTTTCAATATCTCAATGGTAATGAGTTCTTTGATTGTAAGCAGCTTGATGTTCCTGATGATGATAAGCCTGTGAAAGATGAAGAACCAAAAGAGGCTGAAGAAGAACCGGCACAAGAAACAAAAACCTATACTGAATCAGAACTGAAGGGCATGAACAAAACTGAACAAGAAGCCATTGTTATTGATCTTGGCGGCGATCCGTCTCAACTCAAAGATAAGAGTGAAAGAATTGCCTATATCCTCGAGCATCAAGAAAAAGCAGGAGAGTAAGGCTGATGCTGATCTCTCCTGAAGATGTTAGGGCGTATACCGTATTCGAGAGCGTGAAAAACCGCTCTGATGAACTCTTAATCAGTGACATCATCGAGGCTGAAGCTGAGGTATTTAAGATTGCAGGTCATGATTTCACAAGTGAAAAATATCAGCCACTTCCTGAAAAGGCGAAGATCGCATTGATTAAAATGGCACAGTTTTTCGCATTGATCAACGGCGATGAATCGATCATAAAAGGGTACAAGTCGGAAAAGATCGGTGACTATTCATACACCTTGGCAGATGGTAACGCCGTTTCAAAGCCAGATGTGTATAACCTGTTGATAGATTTCATTGAGCCAGGAGAAGCGCCAGAAGATCCAGGCAACGTCAAATTAAGGTTGAGATCATTATGAGCTATCAATCATTATTAACGGATCGATGCGACATATATCACCTGCAGGAAGAACAAGCAGCCGGCAATCACTTTGGAATACCTGTCCAAGATGCACAGCCTGTCTTTTCATATCCTGATGAGCCTGATCAAGTTGCGCAGCCATGTTATTTTACGGAGAAAAACCAATCCATCACACAGCAGGAGCCAAACGCAACCATTCATCAATCGTACCTTGTTCATTTTCCTATTACCGCTGATGTCCGAGTAAATGACAAAGTGGTATGGGAAGGCGTGACATTGAAACTCCAAAAGCCCAGACAGATCAAAAATCACCACATTGAGGTGGTAGCGATGAGGAGTGAAAGCCTATGAGGATTGATGGTCTTGATCAATTCATTGAGGACTTGAATGCAGCTGTTAATGGCGGCTTGCAAGCTGAATATGAAGAGTGGCTTGAAGGCATGGGTTATGAGTTTCTTGATATTGTTCAGGATGAAGTTATCCGAACAAAAACAGTGGATGCTCGGCGTTTGCTCAACTCATTCCAAAAAGGAGACCAAGAAAACGTCTTTTCGATGAGCAGTGGCGGTCTCACCCTAGATGTAGGGACCAACTTGGAATATGCATCTTACACAAACGATGGACACTTTACAATTGATCCTAGTAAAAATCAGGACAGGCGATGGGTTCCTGGTAGATGGGTTGGTGATCAGTTTGAATACGATCCAAACGCTGAAACAGGAATGCTTCTAAAATTCCAATGGGTTGAGGGCAGCGGCTATTGGGATAATGCAATATCCATCTTTGAACAGATGTTTGAACAATCACTAGATCGCAAGCTGCAGCAATGGATTGATCAACAATTTGGGCGGTGATGGAATGAATCAAGAAGTCGGCTCCATCATGCATTATTGTTACAAGCAGTTTCCGGTGAAGGTTTACGAAAAGGAAATTCCAGAACAATTACAGGTCCCATCGATGTATTTTCCTGCAGCATGGGTCAATACAAGAAACGATACTGTTTCAACGTTTCTCAAAACATACACGCTGCATATTAAAGTGTTTCACAAAGATTCTGGACAGGCTCATGATTCGGCAGAAACAATCATTGATGCCTTATCAGCTGATCGAAACATCATTCAAATGGTCAGTGAAGAAGGTGAACCGCTTGATGATTATATCCGCATTAAGAGAGCAGAAACTAGGATTGCAGATCAAGGCGTGGCAACAATTGTCCTCACATGGGATAGTGCCTATTGGTACAACCGAGATGAGCAACCGAGCCTAGACGACATAAATTTTTCAGATGGGGTGATAAAAAGTGGCCAAGAATAAAAATGAATCACAGGTGAAAGAAGAGAAAGCCACTCCGGTTATTCCAAAGGAACCAGGGTTCTCATTTGAAGCCTTGAAAGAGCACAGCAAGGAAGTATTTGGCGTAAAGCCTGAAATCCTTGAAGGTGCTCTTTTTTATATCAAAGATCAACCAATTACAAAAACAGAAGCAAAGAAGCAGATTGATGCTTTTTTGTCTAAGGAGGTTTAAGCATGAATGGAGGTACTTTCACGCCAGGTACAGAAAAGAAGCGTCCTGGTATCTACTTCAATTTTAAAACCACAGCACAGCAGCGTATCACGTTAGGTGATCGCGGCACCGTTGCACTTCCAATCACAATGAGCTGGGGAGAGCCAAAGACGTTTATCTCTATCTCAGGCATCGAGGACTTAAATAAAAAAGTCGGATTAAACATCGATGACAAATCACTGCTTCTTTTCCGAGAAGCCAAGAAAAAAGCACAAACAGTCTTGCTTTATCGATTGAATGAGGGTGAACCTGCAAAGGCTCAGATCAGCGAGAATTTCAACGTGCTTGCCAATTATGGCGGACAGAAAGGTAATGAGGTCACGATCCAAGTCACTGAAAACGTATTGGATAGCTCCAAGCGTGATGTTGTGACTTACGTTGGTACAGACATTGTCGATAAGCAGGTTGTCACTGATGTCAAAGAGCTGAAGCAAAACAAATATGTTTCGTTCTCTGGTGAAGGTGAAGTGACCATCACAGCTGGCGTAACACTAAGCGGTGGGAAAAACGGTGTGCCAAGCGTGGCAGATTACACAGCATTCCTTGAAGCAGCTGAAACAGAATACTTTGACGTGATCGCGCTGCCTAATAACACTAGTGAGCAGTTAAAAGCGACATTTGTGGCCTTCGTCAAGCGTCTGCGTGATGACCAAGGTCGTAAGGTGCAAGGTGTTTTACCGAACTATGCAGCTGATCATGAAGGAATTATCAATGTCACAAGCGGTGTCGTGCTGGAAGATGGCACAGAGATCACGCCAGCCAAAGCAACTGCATGGGTGGCCGGTGCATCTGCAGGAGCCAACTTCAATCAGTCATTAACCTTTGTTGAATATGAAGGGGCTGTGGATACGTTAGAACGTCTTGATAATGACCAAGTTGAATACCGCTTATCACAAGGGGAATTCTTGTTCACGTTTGATGCGAGAGATCGAACAGTAAGCGTTGAGAAGGACATCAACTCTCTGACAAGCTATACAACTGAGAAAAACAAGACATTCGGTAAAAACAAGATCATTCGTGTGCTTGATGCGATTAACAACGATCTGACACGTGAATTGAAGGATTTGATTAAGTTACGCAAAGCCAACGGCAATGACATTCCTGCATCTGATGATGGTCTGCAGCTGGTGAAAACACTCATCACGCAATATCTCACGCAGCTCCAAGATGGATCTGGAATCACTGGCTTTGATTCTGAAACGGATATTACGATCGCTTTAAATGAAGATCGTGACGGTTTCTTGATTGACCTAGCTGTTCAACCTGTTGATGCAGCTGAAAAATTCTATTTCAATGTAGAGGTGAAATAAGATGGCTTTTAAAGCGCAGAATACCATTTCAGGTAAGGAAGGACGTCTTTTCCTCGATGGTGAGGAATTGGCGTTCATCAAAACGTTTGAAGCGAACGTGGAGAAAAACAAATCAGAAGTTAACGTTATGGGCCGTCGCATGACCGGTCACAAGACAACCGGTGCGAATGGTACTGGCACAGCGACTTTCTATAAAGTAACATCACGTTTCGTTCAGCTCATGCTGAACTATGTAAAAAAAGGACAAGATCCATACTTCACCATTCAAGCTGTACTGGATGACAAATCATCCGGCCGAGGCACAGAGCGTGTCACATTGTTTGATGTGAACTTTGATTCAGCTAAAATTGCTGGATTGGATGTCGATTCAGAAGCACTGGAAGAAGAGGTTCCTTTCACGTTTGAGGACTTTGATCTTCCTGAGAAGTTGAAGGATTCTTTTTAATGGTATTGGCATATAGTAAGGAGAAATCCCCTAAGGAAGTGTAACTAGCTGCTCTTTAATTGAGTAGCTGGTTATTGTGAATAAATTAGAATGTCACTGTATAGAATATAATCGAAAGGCATTTTTAAAATTTCTTTGTACAAATTTGTTATAATTAAAAGAGCTTGATATACTATAAACAAAGGTTGTGTGTTAGTATATCACTAACACACAAAAAAGAAGCCAGGATGCGTCAACATCCTGACTCCAATGTACAATTTTTGGCCCATCAAGAGGGCTGGCTTAATCCGAAGGCAGAAAAATCTTTTTGAAAATAGACTTTACCCTTTAACTTTTAGCGGAGCTCAAGGGAGGTCTATTTTTTCTTTTTAAAAAGCGTCAACAATGTCACGACTAAAGTCAGAATGCTTAGGGTATAAATCCCAAAAGCAATCATTAAGCTAATCGCTTCGAACGTTGACATAAGCCTCACCCCCTTTCTTACAGGGATGAGCCAGACCGCCCTTGAGTAAGCCGTTCAATTAAATTGTACGATTTATATTATACATGAAAAGATTGGAAAGCACATTCAAAAATTGGATGTGCTTTTTTGCATTCAAAAAAACAAATCCAAGGGAGTTTTTAAACATGAGCGAAAAACAAACAAACAACGTATATGATCTTTCATTCTTTATGCCAGGACAAACAACAGAAGCGGAAGAAGTCAAATCCATTATCTCAAAGCGTTTCGTTGATAAAGAAGGTAAAGTGATCCCATTCGTATTTAAAGCCATTACAACTGAACGTATTGACGAATTGGAGAAGGAAAACACAACGTTCAAAAATGTTAAAGGTCGTGGACGTGTGAAAGACTTGGATTCTCAACGTTTCTACGCACGTATTGCGGTTGAATCTACTATCTATCCTGATTTCAAATCAAAGGAATTGCGTGAAGCATACAGCACCCAAGATCCAGTCGAAGTGGCAAAGCGTGTCCTGTCTGTCGGCGGTGAATATGCGAACTGGTTAAACAAAGCCATTGAGGTTAACGGTTTTGAAGATGAAATTGAGGACCTTGAAACTGAAGCAAAAAACTAATAAAAGACGGGAACAAAGAGGCTGTGTATCTGTATTACTGCATGCATGAGCTTCATTACTCCCCGTCTGAACTCTTAGAGGTCTATGAAGCGCCAAGGCAATTCAAGGCCTTTTTGTTTGGTTTGATAGCACACAAACTTGAAGTGTTAGAAAAAGAATCGAAGAAAGGGGGATAAGACATGGCTCGTTTGACAGCTCGGTTTGATTTACAAGACCGGATCACGCGTAAATTGCGTTTGATCAGAGGGGACTTAGAACGACTTGATAGATTGCGCCGCAGATCAGAGCGGCCAATCACTCTAAGAATCAGGGACAATGCCACAATTGCATTAAGACGTGTGCAGCGGTTTGTTTTGCGCGATCTTGCGCGAACTTATCAGCTGACGCTTGATGTAAATGATCTGGCCACAAAAGCACTACGAAAGTTCAATGGCTTCTTACAACGCAAGATGCCGCGTACTCATAGTGTGCTGATGCGCATTAAAGATCAGGCAACACCAGGGCTTGTCAGGCTTCGTCGTTACATCGATCGGAAGTTTGGCAAAGTAGAACGGTTTGCCATAACGGTCCATGATCGTGCAACCGCAGGGATCAGACGTATTGCTTCATATGCAGCGCGTCAGCTTGGCCGGGGCTACAGCTATACCATTAGAGCCGTTGATATGGTCCGGCGTACAGTCAGCCGTATAGCGTCTTATACTAGGAATACCTTGGGTACTGAATACAGGGTGGCGATCAACGCGATTGATCGTTTCACTGCTCCAGTACGTGGGGCTGTCTCATTTGCAAATACCCATTTGGGACGGACTTACACAACCACAATCAAGGTTCTTGATCTTATCACAAAGCCATTGAGAGGGATCGTGTCAGCTGTCACCAGTACACTCGGTTTGCTTGGAGTCGGTGCCGGTGCAACAGGCGGTATTGTTGTGCCGCTCAAAATGGTTGCCGATCGACAGAACATGACCACGGCTTTTGAAACACTGCTCGGCAGCAGAGGAAAAGCAGATGCACGACTTGATGAATTGACGGCCTTTGCTGGTCAAACGCCATTTACTCGTGATGAGATTTTCGAGTCATCTCGTGTCCTCCAAGTTTTCACAGGGAACGCTCTATCGACTACAGAAGGCATGAAGCTAGTCGGGGACGTTGCTGCAGGTGTTCAGCGGCCATTTTCCGAAGTTGCGCTATGGATGGGGCGTTTATATGACGGCATTAAATCGGGGCGTCCTATCGGTGACGCAACGGCAGCGCTGCAAGAAATGGGGGCTATCTCTGGTGATGCCAGAGGTAAGCTCGAAAAACTTGCAAAGAGCGGCAAGGACATAAATAAAACTTGGCCAGAAGTAACGAAGGAATTTGGCAAATACAACGACATGATGATCAAAATGTCCGATAACTTGGCCAACTTATTCCTTGGTGTTAAATCATTCATCAATAACAGCATCCTTATGCCTTGGGGTAAAGGGCTTGCAGCTGCGTTCCAACCCGCTCTTGAAGCGTTTAGAACATGGCGTGGGGAATACTCCTTTGTACTGACCGATCTTTCCAATAAAGCTGAAAAGGCGGGCAAGAAATTCGCTAACAGCTTCCTTGATCCGACGAAGAATGTTTTCGGATTTATTGGTGATCAGTTCAAAATTCTGTTTCCTGGAGAAAAACTCTCCAAGAAGCAAATGAAAGAACTGAAGGTCAAATTTAAGGATAACCCCAAATTGCAGAAGCACTTTAAACAGCTTGAAAAGTATAGAAACATGGACTTTGAAACTCGGTGGAAGCTTGTCCTTGATAATACGAAAGACGTTTTTGGCCAATGGTGGGAAAAGACAGGGAAACCAGGTCTTTTTAAGATGGCTGAAAATGTTGGGAAGACTTACGGCGGCATCATAAACGGTGTGATCAACGGTCTACTGGGTATTGATGACAAGCAGTCTGAAGATAGCTTTACTGATGCAGGAGCCAAAGCAGGAAGGATATTCATCGAATCATTTTTAGAAGCTCTTGATCCAGCGCAATTGGGAATTCGTATCACCAAGAAGATCGGTGAGATCAACTTGAATGCTCTTACTGGAGAAGGATCAATTGCTGGTGCTTTGATTGCCAATGCGTTTGCGCTTGCATTCCTGGGAAAAGTGGCCACTTTATTAAAGCCACTTAAATCCATTCTTTCTGGCGCTTTTGCTGTCTATAAATGGGGCAAAGGTTTAAGAGGCGGGATGGGAGCAGGAACGAGCGGTGGTGTAATCGGCGGAGCTGGAGGAGCAGGGCGACCGCCAAGGAACCCAAGACCTCCTGAATATCGTCAGCCTTGGATCAATAGAGGTGAGCCGGTACGACCAACAACGCCAAACCAAGGGCGTGGCGGTGGATTGTTAGGTAATATCGGTAAAGGTGCAAAGAGCATCGGAAAACGTATTCCTATTCTAGGCACTCTTATTGCAGCAACAGAACTTATCGGTATGAATAATGACAACAAAGGCGAGAAGATCGGTGGGTTTGCTGGTAATCTGGGCGGCGGAATCGGTGGAGCGGCAATCGGAACAATGATTGCCCCTGGTATCGGAACAGCTATCGGTGGAGTATTAGGGAGCATCTTCGGCGGCGATCTCGGTAATTGGATCGGCAAGATGTTCGATGACGGAACTATCAAGAAGAAATGGGATGAGCTTGTAAAAGGCGCAGAAAATGCAGTCCAGTGGATTAAAGACACATGGTCCACCGTTTCCGGTTGGTTCAATGATAATGTTCTAACACCTATCACAACGTTTTTCAGCGACACATGGACCTGGATCACAGAGAAATGGGGTCAGCTTTCTTCATGGTTCATGAATAACGTGTGGCTACCGATTTATAACTTTGCAGTACCGATCATCAACTTTGTAGTTGGTGTTTTTGTTGTTGCATGGGAAGTGATTAGTACCGTATGGGGGGCTGCATCAACTTGGTTCATGGACAACGTATGGACTCCTTACGGACAAGTTGCAGTCGCTGCGATCACTCTGGTGTGGAACAAGATCGTTGAATTGTGGAACTGGATACAAATCACATGGTCCGTTTTCTCTGCATGGTTCATGACCTATGTGTGGGAACCATTTGGATCAGTGGCAATTGAAGCCATTGTGTGGGTGTGGAATAAACTAACTGAGTTTTGGAATTGGATTCAATTCGTATGGGGCACATTTGCGGTATGGTTTGATACCTTCGTTTGGCAGCCTTTCATTAATGTTGGATTGCCAGCTATCATGTTTATTTGGAACCTGTTTAAAAGCACGTGGAATTGGATTAAAACCACTTGGATTATACTTGCCAAATGGTTTGATGAGTATGTGTGGCAACCATATAAAAAGTATGCAGAGCCAGCGATTACCTTTGTGTGGGAGAAATTTCAGGACGCATGGAGAATCATCAAGGGTATTTGGAAAGTAGTGAGTGGATGGTTTGATGAAAAAGTATTTCAACCATTGAAGAGACATGCTGAAAAACTAACAGAAATATGGAATGGTTTTTTCGGTTTAGTTGGTAAAGTGGTTGGTAAAGCAAAAGAGATTACTGGAAAAGGATTTAATTTCTTTGAAAGAAAAGGTGAAGAAAAAACAGGTATGAAAAAGGTCCCTACCAAGGGAAAAAAACCAGATCAGAAAGCCACCGGTGGTTATATCACCCAGCCAACCTTATCATGGGTTGGTGAAGCAGGTAACGAATTTGTTATTCCAACTCAAAATAACCGAGGACGCGGAAAGATGCTACTTGCTCAGGCTGCTTCTCACCTTGGAATGTCTGTTGTGCCAAACGGTGCATCACCAACCTCTCCAGCAAGCTCATCGTCTCCAATGAGACCGGCTGCTGCTTCATCAGTTTCTACTTCTACAAGTGGATCGGTATCAATTGGAGACGCGGCCAACGCATCAAAATACGGGGAACAGTTTAGCACTGACTTTGAAAAAGGGTTAAACAGCAAAGTCGTTTCTCTTGAACAGTGGAAACAAGCTAATATCAAGCAGCCATTTACTCAAATTCAGACAGCGACTCCGCAGTATGGAGCACAAGCTGTCACCGGCTTTGCTGCAGGTCAAAACATGACACCAACTGGCACAGGTCAATTCTTAGATCAAAATGTAAGACAACCTTTCTTATCCGCTCGTCAAGAATCACCTACCTGGGGAGCTGGACTGATTGACGCATTTAATAGCGGTATGAGGTCAAAAGGAAGCGAAGTGACACAAGCAGCCAAGGACATGGCCAAGAAAGTGGAACAAGCTTTCCGCGAAGAATTAGACATTCATTCTCCTTCACGCGTCATGATGAGTCTTGGAAAATTCGCATCGATCGGTGTCGTCAAAGGTCTTGATTCAGTTGACGTGAAGAAATTCGCAGAGAATCAAGCCGGTTCCTTAATCGCTGCGTTTAGCGGAATGGGTGCATCTAACCTGAGTGTTCAACAATGGCTCATGGCTGCTCTCATGGCAACCGGCACATCTATGAGCTGGCTTCCAGGTCTGATGACCATCGCGCAGCATGAGTCACGTGGAAATCCGAGAGCGATCAACTTATGGGATTCCAACGCCAAAAAGGGAA